CACCCTAAAGACACAATTAATAAATATACTACATATACATAATACTATATAAGAGTACACCTACGGCATACGCAAGCAATACACACAATACTATAATACATATACTAATACACTATATCAATAATGACGTATTGTATGAGTTCTTTCTATATAATACACGTTATACTTGCATACTCACGTTATAACACGTTTAAACGGTTGTAAATACGTTATAGAGTGTATGGGTAGAGTACAAGCGGTATAAGATAGTTTAATTGTCTTTGCTGTTTTTACTAGTATTATCTGATACTATGTTAACATCTAAGGATAAATTACAAGCGTCAAGATATTTAAAAAGAGTATCTAATTTAATACTGTGATTATTATTATTTAATGTTCTTGCAATGTTTGGTTGAGATGCTCCAACACGTCTTGCAAGTTCACTGTTACTTATATTATTATTTTTCATTTGCATTTTTAACAATGTGATAATATCACTTTGATTTTTAACAATCATATTTATATAATTCCTTTTCTTTCTATATAATAAGGTAATTTTCTTTTTTGTAATATATTTGTATTATAACACAAAAAACGTATTGACAACATATATCAAATATGATATAGTATAAGTGTCTTAAAGATAAGGCATTAAACAAATAAGCCTTTGATTTAAAACAAAAAAGAGTTTAAAAAACTCTTGACAAGGTATATCAAACATGATATACTTAAAACAAGTTAAGAGAGAAGCCCTTAAGGGTAGGATAACAGTTGACAACTGAAACCTACATAAAAGAGTTTTTCAATTAACACTCAAAATAAAAAAAGGAGGTGTCGGTTATGACACGTTATCATACAATTTAATACATCACTCATTAAGATATGAGTTACTTAAGTAAAGAAAAAAGAAGATTGCTACAGTCGTGATGATTGCAACAACCTTCATAAGATATTGATATACCTTTACTTCGCAACTAAAGTATATCAAAAATCATTCTTTGGTGTCAAGTTTCTTTTGGCACATTTCCCAAACGGCTATACACAATTTCAAAGGCTGGTTACGCAAGAAGTAACCAGGGTTGGTTGCATTACCCTAAAGGGTGAAGCGAAATACGTGTGAACCCTATGATTAATTAGTTGGATCTAAGCCAAAGTATTAACGGCATTCATAGTTCGTTTGAGAAAATCACGCCACGTTGAAAAAGTAGACACTTATTAGAAGCAACATAGACTTAACATTGTACGGAATGACTAAGCACATCATAACAAGACTTTATACACCTTGTATATGCTGATTAAATCTTTTTTGAATAAAACATCAAAACCAAAAGATTAACAATGATTCAACCAGTGATCCACTGGTTAAGATATCATAATTCTTTTATAGGTCGATGATGGGGTACAAATTAACGCCTTGCATGGTATGCACTCGAAAGATAAGCCACTGTCCATGACACTGTTATTTGTATCCATTCATGAACTTATAACTGAAAAATCCAGCCTTGAAAAGCTGGTCGTAGTATCAAGGAGGTAAACAACTATGAATAAAAATAATTTTATGCCAATTGTTGAAAAAATCTGTTCTTTCCCACCTTCAGCACTAGATCGCACAGAAGAAGATGGTAAAGAACTGTTAAATCTTTGTAGAACATTGATGGACATGGTTAATATTCCATCAAATGCAGAAATCTATGAGATCCCTTTGATGAAAAACAATCAAGTTGTAATTTATTTCTTCTTAGAAAATGATGATGAGAAAGAGTATTGTCTTAATGCTGGTCATTGGTTAGATGATACAATTTCCATGAAACTAGAAGCATATGGGAAAGAAACGCATGAATACGATATTGAAATGTATACAGCATTTGAATCTTTGCCATTAGATTATTTTGAGAATCATGAAAAAGAAAGTGAAAACACAAAAGTTGTAAGATTGTTTGAAAACAAATTAAACAATGAAGGATCTTTATTTTTAAGTCCTTCAGAAAAAAGAAATATCGGTAGAGTAGGTGTAAAAGCCTACTACGGTATGTTGGAAGTATATAAAGCATACAGCCCATATACAAGAAACGTGTATGGTGTTAACTTTACACAAAATGAGTATATAAAATTTATGTACTCTGAAAATAACATTGGCAATTGTGAACATTGCCCGGAGAATAACGGCGGTAAAGGTTTACACCCTTGCAATCAACCGAATTGTTGGGTATCTTGCCATTGTAACCAGTAAACCAAAGGCACGATCTAAAAAAGATTGTGTCTTTTTTATTTGTAACTATTTAAAATCCCGCTTTTATAACTAATGTAAGTCGGGTAACCAAAGAAAGAAGGTATATTATTATGAAAAAACTAACAATCGCAGAAAGAAGAGAAAAAGAACTAGATATATTAATTAGTTATAAAACTAGCAACCCAACACCAGCGGATTATAAAGAAGCACGTAAAATAATGAATTCTTATTATCGTTTGTGTGGATTAGCTAATAGGAATTTAATGCTTACAAACAATGAAAATACTTATAATCGAGTAAGCACTCATAAGAGTGAAGAACGAGAAAGTAAATGGTTTAAACGATTACAAAAAACTTTCAAAGAAATCTATGGACTAGATCTTTTTTATGTGTCATGGTATCCATTAATTGGTGCAAAAGATACAACAAATGGAGGCATACAAGAATTAGTTCATGCTATTTTCTATAATTAGATTTAGAAAGAAGGTATATTATGAGTATTACATATAACAAAGAAATCAACAAAAAAATCAGAATCTATTTAACGGAATCAATCAAAGATTGGTTAGAAGCACACGAGTATGATAAAAAGGACTGTTTTCACAGTCCTTTTCTTACTTACTGGAATATCATAACAGATGAAATCAACGGCGGTATTTATGATAAATACACCAACTTTGAAAAGTGGAAACATTTCCACATGGGGTTGCGTGGTTTTGGTGCTGATATTTATTGTCTATACAAAGATGATGAAAGAGTATCAAGTATTATCATGAAAGACTGGACTGGAAGAGAAGTTGTTGACGTGGAAGAAACGGCAAACTTAATGGATTATCTTTGCTTTAGGGAGTTTAGAAAGCTACTTAAAAAAGAAAGTAATATTATTATTTAGGAGGTTATTAATCATGAAAATAATACATACAAACAACGATAGTTTATTTACAATCAAAGAAACGCCAAACGGGATTTTTGTTAAAGGGTTTGGTAATGACGATAATGAAATGTGTATACCCGATCATGAAATAGTAATGTTGTTAAATTATTACCATAATTGTAAAGAAGGGTTAGAATCACAAGATTATATTAACGATAAACCATATACACTAAACGATATTAAATAAAAGGAGTGTTTGAATTATGGAACAATATTTATATGCTGATGAATATGATGACAATGAGATTAAAATTCTAACGGTTGGACAACTGTTAGAATTTTTTAATAAATCAGATGATAAAAAGAACGGTTCAAGTTTGGAAAGTTATATTCAAGATAACATAAGAATGGATCTTATTGAACCGTTTTGCCCACATAAAGAAGCAGAAACGGTTGTTTGTGATTTACAGCCATTAGCAAAACAGTATATCTTACAAGAAGCTGAGAAGGTTTTTAATGGTATGCCGTGGGTAGATACTCAAGAAGAACTTGACAATGTATATCATGAGAAAATCAAGAACTTATATGATACGGTTGATTTTTCAGAGTTTGTGGCGTATTTATAGATTGAATATTATAGACAAGTCAAAACACGACTTGTCTATTTTATTGAACTTATAAAGAAATAAAGTCCCGTAAAGGGCAGAAGGAAGGATATTATGACAAAATATAAAGTGATTTTTGGTTATTTCAGCGAACTTGTAACAGTTGACGAACCTACAACGGATTATGGTGCAATCTTAGATCTTGCGATCGATCAACTAGAATCTAATGGAAATATGGGCGTATTTGTTTCAGATGAAGATATAGAACGTGATGGGATCACTGATGATATGTATATCACTGGTGGAAATCACGGACTGAACTTATATCACGGTGGTAATTTTATGATAGAAAGAGTTGACGAGTAGGAGGAGGAAAGAACAATGGAAAAAACACAATTACATAAACCACAAACGATAGATATAGTCATTGCACTTGTAGGAATTGCAATGGCTATTATTGCGTTTATAAAGATCCCGCAAGCCTTTATATTAGAAGCGTTGTTGGTAATGATTACCGCTGTCTATATGCTTGCTTGCGTTGGATTTTTTGATGATGATACAGATACAGAATAAGGAAGAAGGTAAACACACAATGACAACAAAACAGAACAAAACAATCAAGATCTTATTAGTCGTAGCACTCATGTTTACGGCTTTTTTAATGATGGAAAATACAGTACACGCAAAGACAAAAAGAAGCACGTACAGAACGATAAACGGCATTTATAACAGTGACGGCACAATTGACACGGTTGACGGCTACTGTTGGAAAGTACGCAAGGAATCATATGCCTATCCAGAGACTACCGTTGTAACTGTAAAATTCAATACTCACGGCACTAGAAACAAACTCGATGATTCGATCGTAAAGATCAATGCAAAGAATAAGAACATCCAGCTTGTAAACGATTATATACGCCATGAGTACGACTTAAAAGCCTATAGAGTAAAGTATATCAGCACTGGAAAATTAACCGATAAAATGATCCGTGAACGTGCTGTAAAGCATACGATTTATGTGGAAATTATTAAAAGTGTTTCTGCCGGAGGTAAACATGGAACGTATGGAAAAGGTTACTACCTTGCGTATAACAAACGTGTACGCAAGGGAAAGCACGTAACAAGCTATTGTGTATGGAATCCTTGTAATAGTTACTGTGATGACGTAGAAGCGATCGCAGATAATGGAAAAATCAGATAGAAAGAAGGTTAGAAATCATGAAAGATTATAGAACGATTATTGATAATGATACACTAGAAATGTTTTGCACGACCTTAGATGATTACTTAGAAGATAGTTTTGAAGGCTGTATGTTAGATAACTATTTCTTTGATATTGGAAATAATAACATGAGATGGGGCAGAGTCAAACTAAGAAAATACGTGATGATCTTAGAAAATGGCTTGAATGAATGGTCTAGTGTCAACGAACTGTACATGACAGACAGCTATGAGAAATATAAAGAACTCTATGATGCTTATTATAAGGATCGTGAAGAATGTGAGAAAGAAGAATTAGAAACGGCATAGAATAGGAGTGTTGGAAGATGGCTAAAATCAAAGTCAAAACAAACATTTATGATAGAACGGCAGTGTTAGAGTTAATGGAAAATTTCTTTCACGATTGCGGAGAGAATGGGGTATCAGATTTTAAAACGTGGTGTGAAGATAACGTCACGAAAAGTCAAGAATCTATTGTGGAAAATATCACAGATGAAGTCAATCGAATTGCGTATGAATTATATGAATAGGAGGAACGATAGATATGATTGGAAATAGATATGAATTGAAAAAAGATGGAACAGAACTAAAAGAAATTGAAAATGATCTTGCAAAATATCTTAATGTGCCATTTGTAAAATGTAGCTACGATAATGTAAATAGTCATAAATATAAAGATAAGAATGAAATTGAATATAGAAATAAAGAAGCAATGGAAACTGGTTTATATGATATGTGTGATTACATTATTAACTATGAAAAATACAATACACTAGATGGCTATAAACAAAATAATGGCGGATACGATGGGGAGGTGTATGAATTGTTATATCTTAAGGGAAATGGAAATTATATTGTGATTACCAATATCGCAGAATGATTTATAAGAAAGAAAAGGAGGTAAGATAGAATGGAAATTTTAAAGATGACAAAAACAAACATGGTAGTGATTCAGACAGTGGAAAAGGAAGAACGTAACACTTTTGACATTGGAAAAATCAAGGTATCAGCTTTACCACCGATCGCAAAGAAAGATCTTATCGCAGAACTTAAAAGTAAAGGATTCTGTGATGGAATGATTCATACAGCTTTACAATGTAAGTTAGAAGATCTGAACGGATATGTGAACGTATGGAAGTATGTAGCATATATCCTTGCTGTAGAACTGATGGAAAGATTATAAGAAGGGCGGTGGAAACATGGAAAATACAAATACATTAACAGTAAAATTCGTCGGTTTTGGTGGTGGATTTATGGAATATCCATGCTATAAAGATGAAAACGAAAAGCTATATTTTGACATAAACGATGGGAAAAATGGACTTGACTTATACACTGGTGCTTACATGGATGAACTTGGAGATATTTGTGGTGAACCAAATCAGTCAGTAATGCAAGAAATTAAATGCGATAAACCATTTTCAAGGAATCTTAGAGAACGTGATTATCAGTTTCTAAGTAGATTAAAAGCAGATTGCGAATACTTCTTAAGAAATGGAAACGGTTGTAAGAAATACTTATATAAAGAAAGCATTGAAAAACATTGCGATGAGATGGAAAAAATATGGAATTCATTTACAGACGAACAAAAACCTAAATGGTTAACGATGGAACAAATAAAAGATTTTAGAAAGAAAATGTTAAATACAAGAAAGTAGGTGGAAATTATGATCGTAAGAAACACTTATACAGATGGTAGAACAGAAATTTTTTGTAATACGCCCGATGAATACAATGACTTATGTTGTGAGTACGATTTAGAAGATTGTGGTATGAGTGGAAAATACGTTGGATCTAGTTGGAGCCACGATGATAAGAACAATGTAGACGTTTATTTTAAATATAAAGAAGATTAGAAAGTAGGTGGAAAGAATGAGTCGCAGAACAACTATGGAATCATTAGCGTGTCACGTAGAACGCAAGTATCACACGTTATACTTTACGGAAAATCCTCCGCACGCTGGAATTGATGATAGCTTACATGGTTACAAATACTTCTTATTATTCAAGAACACGTTCGGAATTTTTCGGAAATACAGAACGCAAGAAGAAGCAATTAACGGCATGACGGAAATTTTAAAAGAAGATCCAGCTAATCTATTCAACTTCTCTATATGCCGTACATAGTTTATTACATAGCCAATTAAAGGCTTTTACTGTCTGTAATGAAGCAGACTACACCCTAACGGAAAGACTCGACTATTGAAGCTAATAGTTACTTTATATGAACGGAAATACTGTACTACTGGTTGATGGTAGTGACGTACTGGAACGGAAAAACGGTGGCGTATGGCAGATAAAAGAGTGCTTTTATCGGTGGGTTCAATTTCCACTCCGCCACTTCACACGATGGAAATTATCGTGTATAATATAAGAGAACTGTTAATATTTTAAAGTCCTAAATAGGCAGAAAGAAGGAAATTATGTACGAGTTTAAAGAACTGATCTTGCCTGAACATTTCAGACACGCCTCCTACGGAGGATTTTGTGTGAAACCTGGAATGTTCTATGGTACAGAGAAAGAAACTGGAAAATTAGTAGCTACAACGGGATGGAACGTAAACGGATTAACAAACATTTATATCCAGCACGAGCCAAAGTCACAATGGAACAACGACTTATGGGAAGATCTTTACGATGACTACGGAAAACCTTTAATCACGATTGAAGAGAACGACTTGCAACGGATTAGTGACAAGGTTAAAGATTTTCAGAAAACGGCAATGGATTTTGAAACGTGGGTAGATGCAAACGGATATGATGACGAAAGCTGGGATGAAGATCTTACTAGAGAAGAACTAGATCAGATAGAAGAATCTTATGAATATTATTACTTTATGGAATATCCTGAGTTTGTAATTCAGCTTTTAAAAGAACGTTGGGATTTAGAAAATTATGAAGAATAGGAAGGTGGAAATTATGAAATCATATAAAGAATACGATAGAGAATTTATCGGAGATAGTGACATTGCAGCTTTAATTTTTGTAGGCACAACAAAAGATGGATTGAAGGCAAACATCTTAAATTTTGGCTCTGATGGAAGATATAATGCTTATATTGTGGATGAGAACGCAAAGATCGGAGACCACTATACCTTAGAGATGGAGTTTGAAACGTCATCAGGTTTCAAGGCATGGCTTAAAATTTATGATGATGAAGGATTGACGGCAGATTATAGTGCAGACAAAATTAAAGTATATCGTGCTGGAGATTTTGGTTGTATCATTCAGCTTATTGGAAAGAAAGAATAACGGAAAATTAAATAAGAACAAAGTAATTCAGGAAGATGCAGAAATGTATCTTCCTTTTTTGATGGAAAGAAACGAGGTAAGAACGAATGAAAGTTAGCAGAGAAGAATATGAAAGATTAGACTTTGAAGATTTTGTGGAAAAATTAAAGCCACAATGTGATACATTATGTAGCTTAGAAGATATGAAGAACGCTTGCGTTGAAGCAGTTAACGTGATGGAAGTTAGCCTTGCAATTCATATACTGGAACCGATTGAAGAGTACGGAGTGTGGTATTACGACTATGATCGAGAAAAGGGTATGCAGTATGTACCGCAGCCACTGTCACAAAAAGAAGATCTTGTGAAAGCTGGATACTTAGAACTGGTCGGATAATAAAATGCAGATTTAATTACTTTAAAATAATTAAAAAAGTTATTGACGAGTAATTAAAAAAGTGATATTATATCATTGTAAGGAGTGAGAGAAATGGCAAGAAAACCAATGTCGATCCAAATCGAAGAAACCTTACAAGAAAGTTTTAAGCTGAAATGCAAGTGTAATTCATTAAAATATAGTGATGTTGCAGAAGCATTATTGCAGTCGTATGTTGATGGAAAAATTGACGTTCGAGTAGAAATGAAATACACTGTAACGCCTAAAACCTTGTAAAACAAAAAAGGTGGCAAGCTGGAACTTACCACCAAAGAATGTGTAAGATATCTTCCACGAATGGAAAGATATATACCCAATCCGAACAAATTGAGTATATATCAAATTATCAATTCTTTCAAGTGGAAATATTCATTTTCACATATTCCAATTTGTTTTAATAGCACATTGAGAATTGAATATCTTGTATTTAGTAGGTACCTGAGAACGGAAGCTACGAAAAGCCGAAACATCTAAAAGCTGTGAAGTATACAAGAGTGATGGAAATTATATTTTTACAGAAAGGACTTAGATAAGATGGAAACAAACAGTATTAAGATCGGAGAAAATGATTTACAAGTCAAAGAATGGAATGGGCAGAGAGTTGTTACATTCAAAGATATTGACAGAGTTCATCAAAGACCTGACGGAACGGCAGGGAGAAACTTTAGAAAGAATAGAAATCATTTAATTGAGAACGAGGATTACTTTAAAGTTTGTCCCGACGAAATTCGTCGACACAACATCATGTATGTGTCAGAAAGATTACATCAAGATATTGTGCTTTTAACAGAAAGTGGTTATCTGTTAATCGTGAAATCATTTACGGATGATCTTGCATGGGATGTGCAACGGAAATTAGTTAATACATATTTTAAGTTCAAAGAAACAATGGAAAACTTACAGCCTGTTGAGAATGGAATGGTTTTATCAACTGGAAAATTTGAAGAAGCTGTAGAGAGTATTGTATCTTGTGCAGACACATTCAAATCTATGATTGATTATTCAACGATCAATTATAAGCAACAGCAGATTTTGCTTAAGACAGCCAGAATGAGAGTTGCGGATCTTTTAGGTGGGGCTAAATCACCTGAGTATAAGGAAAAGAGCCGAACATATTTTAAAAACTTATGGCAGAACTTTTGTTATAAGTTTGGATGTGGTTCTTATAAAGACCTTAATCCGCAATATATGGTTGGTGGAATTGCAGAGTTATGGATTTTACAATGGGAATATAAAGAACATAAGTAGAATCGGAAACAATTAAATAAAAATACTTAGAAAGCGATATCTATTATAGGTATCGCTTTTTGAGTTAAAAGAAAAGTTTTATCGCAGAATAGGAGCGGAAATTATGAATACAGAAACAAAGCAGGAAATTATCGGAATTGTTATGTGTCACGGAGAGAATGATTATGGATACTGGGGAGGCTTTTCCTTGACAGAGGAAGAGGAAGAACAGATTTATGAGATCCTGATGCGACATGATACAGAAGGATGTTCTATTAGAGGGACAAGAAATGACATTGCAAACGAGATTAGAGAATAGGAGAGTGATTAGTTATGGGAAACAATGAAGTAAAAAGAATCGCAAACATCTTATTCAATATGTCTTTAGACATGGGCTATGACACGTTTGTAGATGATTATAAAGAAGATATGGAAATGTTGACTGAAAGCATTGGAAAATTATCTAAGGCAAATGATCCACTGTTTTATGTATTGCAGAATATTGCAGATAACAACGCAGATATGGAAAATAGATTGGTCAATGCAGATGGATCTATTAATTAATAGAATGTCAATTTTATTAAAATAATATTGTGTAAAAAGTGTGTAAAACATTATTGACATTGTGTAGATATTGTGTATAATATAAGTAAGCAAAGGAGACAATACAATGAAGCAGAAAGATTTAATCAAGAAGCTTAAAGCAGGCGGATTTATCTTCGATAGGCATGGTAGTAACCATGATATCTACACCAAAGGAGATATATCAGAATCAGTTCCACGGCACAAGGAAGTTGATGAAAGACTTGCTAGAGGTATTCTAAGAAGGAATGGGCTGTTATAAAACAGCCTATCCTTGGAAAATCTTATTTGCAATCATATATAAGAATAGAGGTGAAAATATGAAAGCAGTATATCCTGTATTATTTACAAAAACCGACGACGGAAAATATTTAATTGAGGCACCAGATTTAAATGTATTAACGGAAGGAAAAGATATGTCAGATGCTATTAAAATGGCACGAGACGCAATGGAATTAACTTGTGTTTCTATGGAAGATAGAGAGGTGGAAATTCCTAAACCAACAAATATTACAGATATCGATATTGCGAAAAGCACATTTTTTGATGAAGGAGAAACTATTATTTCATTGGTTGATATTGATTCAACAGAATATCGAAGAAAAATTGATACAAAATCTGTAAGAAGAAATGTTGCATTACCTAGTTGGTTAAATTATGAAGCAGAACATTCTGGAATTAATGTTTCTAAAGTGTTACAAGATGCACTTATTCAAGTATTGAATGTTACTGATAGACCAAATTATAATAAATAATATATATAAAAACGATTAATTTATTGTCAATAGGCACTTTTAATAGTGCCTATTTTTTAGCAAAGGAGAGTAAAATTATGCCATTGGTTTTATTATTAATAATTATATTTATCGTTCCAGAGGATAGTTTGGAATATATGTTAGGAGCTATCTTAGGTGGTGGCTATGGAATTTTAATGGTTATAGCATTTGTTGCCATTCTGTATGGAATTTATAAGTTCTTTTCCGATCTTTGGAACGGAAGATAGAATGGAAAATATCATTTGATATGAATCATTCTGACACGCCAGAAATTGATGAACTAGAATTAGAATGAATACAAATTAATATAGGTAACTAGGACACTTATGGAAAATTCCAGAGTGTCTTTTTTAATACAAATTTTTACATAAGAAAGGTGGAATTAATTATGAATCTAAACGAAATGGAAATCCCTTGCGATCCAATTTTGGACAAAGCAAAGAGGGATGAGTTGGTGCAGAACACAGAACTTTTAAAACAGGTTACAATCAAGCCGATTCCGTGGCTTCCTGGACGAGATTATATCACTACGGAGCAGGTAGCACGATTCTTTGATGGAGACGTTAACGAGGTTAAGCGGTTGTGTACGAAGTATCGCAAAGAGTTTTTAGATGATGGAATGGAAGTTAAGACAGTGCAAGAGATCATTGACGGTCAGAACGCAACAACGGAAAAACAGAAGGGAAGAATCATGGTAACGTATCCGAACGGATTAAATATCTCATTCGGCTATAAAGGTGCTAAGGTGTTTACTCTTAAATGTTTAATCAGACTTTCACTACTGATGGAAACTTCAAGCCTTGCTGAGAACGTAAGACATTATGTTTTTATCAACGATTATATCACGATAGAAGAACAGAGAGAACAAGAACAGGTAGAGGCAGGTGTGCAGCTTGTTGACACAACGGAAATTTTAGGCAGACGAATTGATCTGTATAGAAGTATTGAAGATCCGTTATTCCTTGCGAGAGATGTTGCAGAATGGATTGATTACAGTAAGAGAGATAATGGAAAATATAAGACAGACATGATGTTACAATCTGTTGATTCAGATGAAAAATTTAAGACTAAAATTTTGACTGCCAACAATCTTGGCACTCAGAATTTAGGTCAATTAGACACTGATGGAAAAACTAAAGTTCCATTTTGGTTTCTCACAGAAGATGGACTCTATGAAGTGTGTATGCAATCACGTAAGCCGATTGCAAAGCAGATGAAGAAACAGATTAAAGAATATCTTAAAAACATCCGTAAGACAGGCGGTGCAGTTGACTTTGGGAAAGAGTCACAGTTCATTGAACACTACTTCCCGTCATTTTCTGAGGATGTCAAGCTTGCTATGGTAACCGATCTGCGAACACAAAATAAAGAACTTAAAGAAGAGAATCAGAAGTTGCAGAATGATAACAAGTTATTAGCAGCGGAAATTTTAACATGGGATGATCGCAATAAGATGAACGCTGGGATTAGGAAGTTGGCTGCGGTAACAGGAACGCAATTCTCTGTTATGTGGAATGAGCTTTATAAGAACTTACAGTATAAATATCAGATTGATGTTAAGAAACGTGGAAAGAAACCATTTCTTCAGTGGATTCAAGAACATGAATGGGATAAGGTATTGAAAGTCTTTTGTGCAATGTGCGAGGCTAGAAACCTATCTCCAACAGATATGTTCCAACAGACGGCACCTGTGGAAAATTTATATGATAATGAAGATGAGGATGATGAAGTATGGAATTAGAACAGATTATTCGGTATTCAGATGTATTTGTAGGAGTAATGATTACATTAGAGACTATTGTTTTTATTGTTAATGCAGCTCTGAAATTAATTGATGAATATTACAATACAAACTTAAAGAAATATACTGACTTACTAGATGATACAATAGGAGTTATTGATAAACCAACTACTATTATTTTATGGACTTGGTTTATTATAAAAATAGGAACGGCATTTATTAAATAATTCCATATAATAATTTTGGCAAAGAACAGAACGGAAGGTTCTTTTTATTTTACGGAAATATTTGGCAGGAACCGATTTGGCAGGTCGGTTCTTTGTCAAATTTATTATACACAAATTAATGATTAACTAAGCATAGAATTGTTAATAGGTAAGGTGTTGATTATATAGAGAACTAATAGGAATAGAATAGGTTTCTATTAGGATTGGCACACTAATAGTTGGAATTAAATGTTGATTTTATTCCTATTGGTTTACGGAATACAGTTATACAAAAATAATGAGTGTAGAGAAAAATGAGACAGTTTAGAAAGGAAGATGAAGAATGAACATACAGTTAGTAAAAACGGAAAATTTTAACGATATAACGTGTGATTTTTATAGTGCTGACGATCAGTTGTGGATGAGCAGGCAACAGATTGGACTTGCATTAGAATATAAAGATCCTAGAGTCGCCATTGCAAAAATTCACGATGCTAATAAAGAAAGACTAGATAGAGATTCAGTTGTTACCAAATTGGAAACAACTGATGGAAAATCTTATTCTAGTTATATCTATAATGAACGTGGCATTTATGAAATTTGTAGAAGAAGTAGACAGCCCAAAGCTGATGCCTTTATGGATTGGGTATGGGATGTGATTGGAGCTTATCGTCATGGAAAATTAAGAACAGGCACTCCTGTAACAACAGTGGAGCAATTTCTTACAGAGCAGACAGAACTTATGAAGCAGATGGAAAGAAACAATGAACGCCTGTATAAGGTTACTATCAAGGGATTTAATCAGCTGGCAGATATTGTTAAAGAAATGAAAGCCGAACGGAAAGAACTGTATAAGCAGATCGGTAAACCTACGAAAGATATTCCAGTAGTAGATACGGAAAGCGTTATTGCAGAATACAAACTTAATGAATGGAAATCTAATGTCTACTCTATCATTGATGATATTCTAAAAGAATCTGACGAACTAGGAACCACTACTAGAGATATTCTTAGAGAGGCATACAGGTATCTTACTAACACATATGGGATTGTGTGGGAACAGGATCGAAAAGAATACAAAGAGAAGTATAATATTGGAGAAAGAGGTAATGTCCCAACAATTGACCTTTGTTATGATAAATACCCTGATCTGCTAGTTAATTCATTGGAAAAACTTCTGCGACAGTTCAGAAAAGAAAATGCACAGCCTGATTGGGAAGAAATGAAGATCAAGATTACCAATTATGCTAATCATATTGGAAATAAGTCTAAAGGTGGAACTTCTGTTTATCGGAAAATCTATACTAAGATGACAGAGAATGGCGTTAACTGGGATGAGTATGCTCATGGACTGTCTAAATCTCAGCTTATTAAAACAAATGCAACTTTATATAATAGATTTTATGAAGCTGCGGTGGAAATTATTTCAGAAGAGTAGGAAGGTGTGATATAATTATGAAACAAAACAGAAAAGGAGCTGTCTCGGATGGATAAATTAGAAAAGAGAAAAGAAGAAGCTAAAGAATATAGAAAATTAGTTGATAAATGTTTAGCTTTAATGGATAAATACGTGGGAATTACATTTGGTATTCCTGTATGGGTAGATCGTGGCTCTCATACACTAGAGTTTAAAAAGAATGGAACTGATGAATGGAGACTCCTAACAAAAGAAGAAGTATCTAATATTATTGAAAAATATGAGGTATTAGATTCTGTAGCAACAAAAATTACAAAAGAAACCAATATGGGATATTGAAATAAAACAAATATTCGATCAGAAGGAGTGATGGAAAAATGAATATATTAACATTAAAAGGGAACGGAAAATCTAAATTTCTCAGTGATTTTATTGATAGTTCTCGATCAGAAAAATGTTTTGTAATCATATTTGAAGATGAAAATATTTCTCGCAGTCTGTTTTCAAGATGTGATAATTTTATTTTAGATGATTCGCAGAGCATTAAAGAGGAAATGGAAAATATTTAGGAATTGTTGAGAATTGGAGTGACAAACTGGAATATTTAATAATATATAGTATAGATAAATCCGAAAAAGATATGATCAATTTGGATGTATATTATTTATTAAATCAGGTTAAAGATCAACCGTTCTTTAAAGAGCTAACTTGCATTGTAGCTTGTAAGAAATAAAGGAATTAAAAAGGAGTGTTTAAAATGGAAAAATCTAAAGCATATACATCAGAAAAACCATATATGTGTGTTTATGAAACAAAAGAGGATGGAATTGGCTATGCGACATTTGATAATGAACAGAGTTTATTAGAATTGTTAAATGAGTGCAGAGAAAACGGAGATAAGATTTTAGATGCTTGTAAGGTTGAGGATCGTTATGAATTCAAAGATGGAAAATTTGAGTCTAAATATCAAAGAATGTATGGATATGCAATTATCAAAGCGCTTAAAGACAAGAATAAGGAATTAGGTAATAAACTAAGAAAAGTAATTGATGAAAGGATCGCTATAGAAGAAAAACTAACAGATACAAATATGCCGTATCAAAAATATATGTATTTATTGCGTGATAAAGAGGATATTGAAAAAAGAGAAGCAAAGTTAAGTCAAAGGAAACAAATCGTAAGAGATATATTAGATGTCTGCTATGAAGCGGTATGGGAATGTGACGATCGTATAGATGAAATGAAACTTTAATAGAAAGGAAGTTGGATAAATGAGAGAAAATGCTAGGAAAGAAGGAGATTATATAATATCAGAAGATGCTCTTGGAACATCATATAAACATCCATCATTTGGAATGTTATCATTCAATCGTACTCATGGCGGGCATAGCAATTTATTTGGCAGTAGCATTCAGCATAACGATACAATCCATATGGTATTAAGGGAAGGTGTGGTTACAAGGGGACTCAATGATGATTGGTATGTTGGAGAAGATGAGATTCTGGAAGTAGAAATGTCGCAATCACAATTTGCGGAATTAATTACTTCTATGAATGTTGGAACAGGTACTCCATGTACTATTAAATATTTACGTGGTAAAGGACGTATTAACGAAGCGGATTTTATCAATAAAAGACAGCAGATAACAAATGAATTTAAAGAGTCTATGAACGAGCGTATGAGCGATGCAAAAGAATTTTATGATGAAGTCAAGGAGCTTTTTACTACGAAGAAATCTATTGGAAAAGGTGATCGAGAAATGATTCTGAGAAGACTTGCCAACGTGACTCAAGGTATGGAATCTAGTTCAAAATTTATCTTTGATCAATTCCAAAATCAGATAGACAAAACAATTACAGAAGCTAAAGGAGAAATCGAGGCTTTTGCACAGAATAAAATTAATGCAATAGCTCAACAGGCTCTTGTAGAACAGAAAGAAGATATTTTAAAATTAGAGAATCCTGTTGATGTAAATCATATGGAACTTGATGAAGAATAAAACGAAAATTTGATAGGTGGTGGTACGAATGGTGGATTTGAATGATCACAAATGTACGTTTGAATATACAGATGATGAACTGTTGGAGCAGGGAAAGTTAGACATTCAGGTAAGATCACATGGAATAAGAGACGATAGAACTTTTTTAGAACAATATATAGTCTTGGAAGAAATCGGCAAGCGATGGATTCGAGAACATGAAAATATGAAGAAAGAAAATATCATGAGTAATCAGTTCAAAAGCTGGAGCGATGATAAGTTGTTGAAATTTTATAAGGAACGAAAAGAAATTTATAATGGAAATTTCCCTATCTCGTATATTAATATGTTGGCTGAAATTTCTGATCGTTGGATTAAACAGAATGAAATTGAAGAGATAGAATTAGAAGGAGGTGCTAAATGAGAAAACCAATAACAAAATGTCCGCACTGCGGAAGTGATCGTGGAATGGCTGTTAGGTTTAAAGCTACTGGAACCGATATATATAGTTTTGATGGACATTTTCAAGATGAAGAAATTATTGAATGCTGTACATATAATAAATGTATGACATGCTGTGACTGTGGTAAACGTATAATGAGTTATGATGAATTTATGACACATTATGCAATTGATGAATTAACAGGTAAGCATTTAAAACAGTGAAAGGAGAATTTTATCTCAAAATATAGATGGGAGTGATGCCATGAGTAATACAGGATGGATTAAACTCCATCGGAAAATTACAGATCACTGGTTGTGGGAAGATAAACCATTTGCCAGAGGACAAGCAATGATTGACTTATTGATTCTCGCAGGATATAATGATCAATCGAAATACATTGATGGAAATTTAGAAACAGTTGAGCGAGGATCGGTAGTTACTTCGATCAGAAGATTGTGCAATCGATGGGGATGGAGTAATTCAAAGGTTATCAAATTTTTAAAGACACTGGAAAACGACAGTATCATACATGTAAAAAGCGACACTAAAAAGACAGTCATAACCATAGTAAATTACAGTGTTTATCAAGGTTTTGTAGATGAAAAAACTACACAGAAACGACACCAAAACGACGCAGAAGCGACACATAAAAAGAAAGTAAAGAATAATAATAAATATAATAATAATATAAAGCGATTCACACCGCCTGATTGCGAGCAAGTCTCCAGATATTGCCAACAGAGACACAATGGAATTGATCCAGAAGAGTTTGTGGATTATTACACAGCCAAAGATTGGATGATGGGCAATAGCAAAATGCAAGACTGGAAGGCAGCAGTACGAAACTGGGAACGTAATCAAGCTAAGAAGAACGCTAAACAAAAGTCCAAGGTAGCGAACCTTGCACGTTTGGAGTGTGATCGTGACTATGATTTCGGTGCGTTGGAAAGACAGCTTTTTGAGAAGCAGATGACAGGATGAACCTGTATGACGGATGATGATTTGCAAACTGAATAATGGCAATTTTGAGAAGCTTAGGGGCTTCTTTTTGTTTTGTCTAAATTTAGAGAATAGGAGTGAGAATTATGGAATTAATCGAGGTAGAAATTAGACCAGAAGTACGTGAACAGTGCAATAACTAAGAGAGGAGATTGGAACAATGAAATTATACGGAACAGTGAATACAGAGGTTGATGTGAGTAAATATAATATATTAATAGCTGCGGCTCAAATACTATACGATGGACATCTATATGATAGTTGGGGAATTCATACAGAGTTATTGGAGCCAGATCATAGAGAAAATAACACTGGTAAAAGAGGATTATTTAAGGTTGAAGATATATCATATCATGGTTCCCCAGTATGGAAATATACATTGATTACTGATGATGAAAATGCAATAAATGATTTTCTGCTGGCACAGGAAATAGAAAAAGTAATTAAGAGAGTGTAAGGATAACTAAGAGAGGTGAGATTATCATGGCAGCAACACAGTTTGAAGTTATTGAAACAGTAAATAATAATAACGCAGAAGAATCTGAAACAAAGATTAAAAGACGCAAGGACGGAAATCCTAAATGGACTCGATCTAATAAACAAAAAGGCGTATCATCTTTAGTGTATCCGATCAAGGACAGAAAACAATTTGCAGCCTTTAATGCATATTTTAGAAACCAGATTGATAAATCGTACACAGAGTACAAACGATATGTAGCTGCCAGAAACAATCTTTTAGTTGCAGTTGGAAACAATACAGCATATCGTATCTCTGATATCGTCAGACTCAAATGGGGCGATTTATTAGACGATAAGACTCGTAAGCAGGAAAAGAAAACAAAGAAATTCAGAACTGTATACTTTAACGATTTGGTAACTGAAGCAGTGGATATTTTCTTTGAAGCTGTTGCAGGAACTAAATATGATGTCAAGATTGATGGCAAAGTGCCAATGGATGATTATGTTTTCGGGACATGTAAGTCTGGATCAGGACACATGACTGAAGCAAATGCTTTGGATTTTGTTAAAAAAGGTGCTAAGGCAGTTGGAATTGAGGATAACATTGGTACACATACATTGCGAAAAAACTTTGTATACTGGACACTTGTTGATCATAAGGATGATCAGAATGTATTGTATACACTTATGAGATTACTGAATCATAGTAGTCCTGCAATGACGTTTTTATATGCTACAATTACAGAAGAGGAAACACATGTATTGTTCGATGATATTGCTCAGACGTATAAGGATATTATCAGCGGAGCATTTAACGGATTAAAGGAAAATGTTATTAATGTGAGTTATGATAGAGTTATGGAGATTATCAAGTGTGCTTATGAGACTGGCAAGGATGATGCAGATCAAGATGATAGAGTACATGAGGACAATATGCAGGCACTAAAAGAGTTGCTGGAAGGAGTTATTTTATGATATTTGTAACAGGAGATACGCATGGTGATTGGATGACTCGATTAAACAGTCGTTCTTTTCCTGAAGGCGTAGGGCTGACTAAGGATGATTATGTAATCATTTGTGGAGATTTTGGATTGTGGCATGACACAAAAGAAGAACGACATAATCTGAAATGGTTGGACAACAAACCATTTACTACTTTGTTTGTATGTGGGAACCATGAGAATTATGATAGGCTGTACGAATATCCTGTAGAGAAATGGTGTGGAGGAAAGATTCATAAGATTTGTAGCTCTGTTTTTCATCTCATGCGAGGACAGGTATTTGATATCCAGGGAAAGAGATTCTTCACATTTGGTGGAGCTAGTTCTCACGATGTTCAGGATGGGATTTTAGAGCCAGACGATCCAAGAATTAGTAAGTGGTACAGAGGTTATGACAAAATGTTTAGGATCAATCATACGTCATGGTGGAAAGAGGAGTTGCCTTCAGAAGAAGAAATGACAGAAGGTATGATGAATCTGAAGCAGAATGGATCGCAAGTGGATTATATAATTACACATAGTCCATACACATCTGCATTACGTCAAATGGATCAAGGATCAGGAGTGTATAAAACAGATATATTGACGGATTATTTGCAAGAGATTAAAGAATCTGTTAAATATAAAAAGTGGTTCTTTGGACATATGCATGTAAACCAGAACTTTCCAGAAGATAATGCGATTGCAATTTATGAGCAGATTATTAGAATTTTGTAAGGAGAATTTTGTATGAAGATAAATACGATTAGACAAAATAAGGAAGAAAAGAAAGTAAACCAGAATCTTATGTGGATTTCAGCAGAGATTCCACCGCTAAAACCAGATAATGCATCACGTTATATGAGATATAAAACATATCCTGTTATCGTGGATTACCAATATAATGATGGATGTGTGGACGAAGTGCTTGATTTCTGTGACTATGATTTTGAAGAAAAGAAATGGAAACTGGATAAGCCGCATAAAGTTAGACAGTATTTCCCACTTCCAAGTAAGCACAAAGTAAAGTGTTCGAACAAAAAGAGAACATTTGTTCGAAAAATATCTTGATTTTGTTCTATGGTAGCATTATAATAAGAAATGTAGAGATTCTTTGTTCACAATAAAAATTAACTTTCTTTCTTGCACCTATTGACAGGGTGCAAAAAGTATGGTATATTTAATTCATGAAAACAAAAAATGCAACTGGGGAAAGTTGAGGGACGTAAAAATGAACGGATATACTAACAAAGAAAGAAAAGGAAACGATAACAGAAAAAGAAAAGAATATGTATATGGTAAATATCAAAATCCTCAAGTTTGGGGAATATATTTTGCAGATTTGCCGAAAATCGAAGGTAGCCATATCTTGCATGGGAAAAGACCAGTTATTGTCTATTCTAATAATATTTGTAACAATACGAGCACAGAGATTAACGTGTATCCAATTACAAAAAAATTAAGGAACTGGATACCGACACATGTGACCATTTATCCAAATAACAGCAATGGATTAAAAATGGTATCACAGGTGTATTTAGAGCAAGGAAGAACAATTCCAAAGAATAATCTTTTAGAGTATTGGGGAAGAATATCTGATCTATCTTTAATGTTAAAAATAGGACATGGCATTTTAATACAAAACGGCATGTTATCGTACATGAATGCAATGGCATCCTAGAAATGGAGAATATTATGAATAATAAAGAATTGATACAAAATTATATAGATTCTCACGTATCAGAATCACGTCGCCCAACATGGAATTGGTTATTAGATTCTGATATTGCGGACGACAATGAATCTGGGTTAACGTATGCACCAGGTACAATCCAAGAGGCTATATTATCAGATACTAGAGGTAAAAAAACCAAAAGTATGAATTCTATTAAAAAAAGATATGACCAGCTCGTTAAACTATATACTTATGCATATGAACAAAATTACATTAAATATAATCCATTTGTTAATGATAAATTTATAAACTTGCAATTAGCAGTTGATATATATTTTTCAAATAGAGTTAATGTTAATTATGTTACACCAGATAAAATAAATGCGTTTATTTCGAATCTGATGTCGTGCAATGCATCAGCCGATACCAAATTGAATACTAGATTTCACATTGTGAGTTTATATAATGGGATAAATGGAAAGGAGTTAAGAAATCTAAAATTCTCAGATATTAATCAAAATGATTTAACAATTTTTGGGAAACCAGTCTCCAAAGATTTTATCGAGACATTGAATGAATATAAATTGAAAATGGGAGATACGAATATATATGATGATTTTGTATTAATACCACGAAAAAAATGTAATAATATAGAAGAATATCAAGCAGAGCAAAAGAGGATATATACTAATGTGCAGTCTCAATTAGAATTAACTGGTAACACTTTATCTTATGAAAAATTGACAACCATTGATGTTATTAATTCTGGTTTTATACAATATTTAAAATCTAAAATGGATATCAAGGCGATTGCAGATTTGTATTATATTAAATCAAAAGAAGGAATCGCACGATCTGTAATCGCACGTCAATTTAGTGAAATTGCAATTAAATTTTATTATAATTATTATATATCATATAGATTAAAAAAGAAACAATTTAGTGATCGTCAAACTGTAATTGGTAAAACTATTGGTTATTTATATAAAGATGAGGACTATAAGAATTATCGTGTACATCAAATCATGGCAGAATAAAGGAAGGTATATGTATGGACAATCAAATATTAGAAATGTTAGCAGCGAATCAATCAAATCAAATGCATATTGATGTACTTGATTTACACTCATCAGAAATGTCATCGTGGTTTCTGAGTGAATATAAGATTCGAGCAGATGATAGAAAGATGAAAATCTATGGCAAAGATAAAGATCTTTCATATCATTGGATCGAATTTATTCAAGATGAGAATTTGTTCTCTCATATTAGGCAGGACGACATATTTGACATAATCAAATGCCTGCAATTTACATACAAAGAGAGATACAATGTTGGAATAAAAATACAGACAATAAAAAAGAAAGCAGAAGTCTTTGGTAAAACTTCTACTTTCACACAAACTAAAAATTTCAACTAAACAAATCATAGATAACAAAAAAAGATTTTTTGAATCTACCGTGTTGGCAGCACGATAGAAAATCGAATTTGATATTTAGAATTGTTTAATCTGAAAGGATAATAATATCCTTAAAATCATTATAACAATTCTAAACATGTTCGTCAACATGAAAATTTTTCCAAAAAACTACAATTAAATACAGGAGTGATGTATGAAATACATAATTACGAATGGAGAATTCTATGTGAAAAGAGATCATGCAAGAAATAAATACGTTCGTGATAATCGTAAGTCTGAAGCTACTCAATTTACCTCTAAGCAAGCAAAGCACATTTTAGGTTTGAAGCATAAATATACGTGGATGAAAGACGGATTTCATGCCAGAGAAATTGAGCTAGGTAAAGTTGGAAAACCTATGGAATCTAGTGAAATAATGCGTAAAGGTAATGGAAATTGCTTTATGGATTGGGAATGTGATAATACATTGATCGACAATATAGAGACTGAGGAAAGAGCTATAGTAGGGCTTCTAGCATATGACTCAGATCAATTAGGAGAAAAGAAGTTTGAATTAGAGCAGGCATTATCATATGCAGATTCTGCCAGAAGTGATATTCTTCATGCGATTGAGTTTAAAAAGATTGATGCTGCGAAACGTGCAGTGATTGTTGGGTATCTTAAAACCTTACAAGAATTACACAGAAAGATCAAGAATTGTATTCGATACATAGAAGTGATGCAGAATTGCATGGATAATCAGAAAGATATATGTACTTTGAAGAAAGAATTAAAAGATGCAGAACATAAGTCATATGTCGGCAGGACAAAGTATTATGAACTGATTCAAAATATAATCGGATAGAGTTTCTTCCTTATTATATATGATGACTCGCACAGGCATTTGTACAAAATTAAAATGTAAATATTATGTTAGAAAGGAGAAATATGGGCATTTACATACAAAAGTTTGGGAAATTAGGACAAAGATATTTTGAACTAGATGAAATAGAATATAGTCCACACTCAGGAGACTGTATTAAAGTGTTAAACAAGCAAAATGGAAAAGAAAAAACATATGTAGTGATTAATGAAAATGTAGGTGATCTACGATTACATACAAGAGAGTTAATGCCAAGAGTTCATTATAAAATCTGTGATGAAAAACATTTGGACAATATTTATATGTTTAGTGTTTCAGCTTTGCTTGATAAAGAAAGGTGGATATTGCGTATATATGATTCGTTTGGTATTGAAAGAAAACGAAATGGAATATTTTCGTTTGTCGATACGTTAGATTCAGATGTCATTATTACCATTTTGATAGGAAAATACAAGCGTGAAGATACATTTAATGTAAAAGTACCTTGTGAATTAAGAAATTAAAAAAGGAGAATCGCATGGAAGAAAATAAAACGGGCGTTTGGATACGCTGTATGAATGGTAAAGAAGTTAAATATAATCATAATCAGATTTCATCATTTAATGTAGGAGAGATTGTCGAAGTAGATAACGATGATGTGTATGTAAAGTTTAAAATTGAGACAGTTGAATTAAAGTTTGGTTCAGCGATAATAGCTACCTACACGATAAAACCTCAAGGTATAATTACTAAAACATTACATCCTTATCAATATAAGGTGTTTGATGATGCGGAGTCAATTGTAATGGATGTTTATAAAAATGATGTAGTAAATATTATTGTGCCATATTGGCACGAAAAACTGCGATATAGATTACAAAGTATAAATTCGACAGAAGCTGCTATTAGAATCACAAGACAAGAAACAATGAACGAGGATCTTGAGATTCATACAGGTACGATTTTAGCTGACGAAATAAAAATTGGAACATTAGCCCCACCACCACTTTCAGAAAGAAGAGTGTCTGCTCTGCCACACTATCAGCAACAACCAATTACTGCAACGTCAGAAGCAGAAAAGAATTGGTGGAAAGAATGTTATGGAGTATCCGAAACTGAACGTGGATTACGAGCAGAAATACCAACACTTGATGATTGGAATGGTGAAATGAGTGCAACTTTAACATTCTCGTCAAAAAAAATTGATGAAATCATGAACAAACTTACAGGAAGTGAAGAGGAGAAAGAAATGTATACAAAGAATTTAAAAGAAATGATCAAGAAACCGATTTATGTTGACAAAGAAATTACTGTGAAGGAACCAATGTTAGATAACAACGGTAAGCAGATCGAAAAAGATGGTAAGCCAGTGTTTAAAGTAAAACATTATCATGGAATGGTTAAAATCTTATGGGTTAGTGGAGCAGAAACTGTTGCGTATGTAGAGGGAAATGATGTGTATGACAGAGAAAATGGCTTCAAAACTTGTGTATTAAAATACCTTTGTGGTAACGCAGGTGCTCATGATGCAGTTGACTTCTGGACAAACAAATATGTGAAATACCCAAGCAGCTGTGTGGAAGTGACAGAAAATTTATGCAAACTGGAAGAGATCATCGAGAACGATAAGCACAGAGAAGAGGAACGCAAAGGTTTACCTCATGCAAAATTCTTGAGAAGAACGGTGGATCGTTTAGTACCTAGCTTTTCAGATGACAAATTACATTATGCACCAGAAGATGAAAAGCTTGCTAATGAATTTAAGAAATTAGCAAAGAAATATTTTCCAGAACTTAAATGTAGGGAAATTTATATTAATGATAGAAAACAGGAAGACGTTTTCGTAGCAATTAAATAACAAAATGAAAAGGAGATAAATTATGTGTACACCAATGAATGAAAACTGGAGCAATTTTTTAAACAAATTGTCAGAGCGTTTAAATAAAATGCTCGATTATGTAGAGAAAAACAATTCTACATTGTATGAAACCGATATTGATAAAGATGAACTTTGGGAAGTATATCTGAGTAGTTTTCCCGAAGAAACTAACAAGATGTATCGCAAGCGAAGAGAATACGATTGTGGTCATTGCCGAAACTTTATTAAAACAATCGGTGGAGCTGTGACAATTGTTGACGGCAAGATTCATACAATCTGGGAGATCGACACAGATGATGTAGTATTTCAGCCAGTAGTTGATGCTTTAAGAACATATGTCGAATCAAAGCCGATCAAAGATATTTGGAGACATTTTACAAATACAGTTGGAGTAAAAAGTACAAATGAGTATACAGAAGATAAGCAGATTATCAAATGGACTCATATGTATACACCGATTCCAGAGAGATTACTAGAAAGAAAATCCGATATTCCTACAGCAAAAGCAAAAGTTAGAGATCGAAAGAATGTGTTTAAAAGATCACTCGATGAGATTACAGAAGAAGCTGTTGATACCGTATTAGAACTGATCGCTTCAAATACTCTTTACAGAGGACAGGAATGGGAAAGAGTCTTAAAAGACTTTAGAAAATATCAGCGAGAATATAATGCTTTGTCTGATGAAGAAAAAGATACATACACATGGGCAAAAGCAATGACTATCGGAGATGTAATTGGTCGTATTAGAAACCATAGTATTGGTACATTGCTTGTAAATATCAGTGAGGATATGGACTTAGATAATGCGGTTAAGGCTTATGAAAATGTTGTAGCTCCTGCGAATTACAAACGACCAAAGGCAATTTTTACAAAGAAAATGCTTGAGGATGCAAAGAAAACTGTGACTGATTTAGGATATATGGATTCATTACAGCGTAGATTTGCGGAACTTGATGATATTACAGTCAACAATATCCTGTTTTGTAATCGTGATGCAGCCCCACGTATTCAGGGCGGTTTAGATATTTTCGATGAGATGAGTAAGGAAGTTGCTGTAAATCCTAAGAAGTTCTCTAAAGTCGAAGAAATCAGTGCAGAGAAATTCGTATCAGATGTACTTCCAACGGCAAAAGAATTAGAAGTTCTGTTTGAAAATCGTCACAAGAAGAATATGGTTTCACTGATCGCACCTGTAAATAAAGATGCTAAGAACATGATGAAGTGGAGTAATCCTTTCAGCTGGGCATATTCAGGAAATATGACAGACAGTGAAATGAAAGAAAGAGTTAAGAACGCAGGTGGTGCAGTTGATGGAGTTTTAAGATTCTCAATTCAGTGGAATGCAAATACAGATTGGAATCAGGATGATTTTGATGCACATTGCAGAACTCCACGTCATCATATCTATTATGCTTCAATGCATGATTATGCAACTGGTGGAAACCTTGATGTTGATGTAACTCATCCACATAGAGGAGAGCCTGCCGTAGAAAATATTACATGGGCAGATAAATCCAAAATGGTTGACGGAGAATATGAATTTTTCGTAAGAAATTTTGCTCATAGAAATGGAGTTTCTGGATTTACAGCAGAGATTGAATTTGATGGACAGATTTATGAATTTGAATATGATAAGCCTTTACGTCAGAACGAAGATGTTCCAGTGGCTACAGTTACATTAAAAGATGGAGTATTCACAATCAAAGAGAAACTTCCATCAACAACATCTTCAAGAGAAATCTGGGGAATCAATACAAATCAGTTTGTGCCAGTAACAGTAATGTGTTATTCACCTAACTATTGGGACGAGCAGACAGGTATTGGACATAAACATTATCTGTTTATGTTAAACGGATGTGTAAATGAAGATACTCCAAATGGATTCTTCAATGAGTTTTTGAAGCAGGAATTAGTACAGCACAAAAGAGTATTCGAGGCTTTAGGAAGTAAGATGCATGTCGCAGATGATCCAAACCAGCTATCAGGAATTGGTTTCAGTTCTACAAAACGAGATGATGTGATCGTTAAAGTCAAGGGTGCAACAGAAAGAGTTCTTAAAATTAAATTTTAACATAAAAAGGAGATTAAATTATGACAACAGAAAAGTTATTCGAAATGGCAACAAGAAGCAAATTGAGATTCCCATCAACAAAGGGAGAATTATCCGTAGAAGATTTATGGGATTTATCTGATAAAGATTTAGACGTGGTTTATAAAAATCTGAAAGATCAGGAAGTTAAATCTTCAGAAGAAAGTCTGTTGGATGATGCAAATGTTGATCCAAAATTAACGGCTGCGATTGGTATTGTGAAGTATATCTTTACAACAAAACGTAATGAGAGACTTGCTGAAAAGGAACGTATTAATAAGAAACTGACACAGAGAAAATATATTGATGCTCTTTCCAAGAAACAGGATGAGGCTATTGAGAAGATGTCAGAAGCAGAATTACGTGCAATGATTGATTCGTTAGAAGATTAAGATAATACACCTTCCCGTCAAATTTGACGGGTGGGTGCTTAAAGAAAGGAGACTGGAATGATTTATAAATTAGAATTAGGCGACTGGTCGGAAGATGGGCATAAAATATCAGAAAGTTTTTTATTTGATTGTAACTATGATATTCATAAAATTCGACAAGCGTATAAAGACAGTTGTAAAAAGCTAGGAGTAGCTTTTAATTACAATGAAGATTATACGGGTCTAGGTCTTGGTTATAGAAGTGAGAGACTGATTTGGACAGAGTATCAAGAATCAGAAATGAGCGAAACAGCATTTGAAATTTTAAATAATTCTGGGTGTTTTAAAGAGGTTGATTTCTATAAAGAAGATGGCGTGTATTATATTGAAGAAAGGAAAGATTGTGCAAAACTTATTATGAATTTTATCGCACTGTCTATGCCTGAAGATTTTCGATATAAGCTTGTCCAAGAGCCAAAAGTTGAATCGATTAATAGTTGGAATGATGAACTGAGACAGCACTTTGGGTATGGATTATTTGATTAATAAAACAGTAATTTAAAGGAAGGAGAAATTAATAATGAATATTGACAAGTTATTGGTTGTCGTCGATATGCAGAATGATTTCATCGACGGAAGCCTTGGAACTAAAGAAGCACAGGAGATCGTTCCAAAAGTTATAGAGAAAATTATTAATTTTGATGGAATAATCGTAGCAACAATGGACACACATGAGGAAGATTATCTTTCCACACAGGAAGGAAAGAATCTTCCAGTAAAGCATTGCATCTGCGGAGAAGATGGATGGCGGTTAAATCAAGAGGTAGGAGATGTTTTATCTAACAATATTTCCATTGATGATAACAAAGACAAATCTATATTACCAGATGGTATGTACCGTAAAAGCACATTTGGATCATTAGACCTTGCACTTGACTGTGAAGATGAATTTGGGATTGGTAATCGACTTCATCCAGAAAATGTGGAAATTACATTAATTGGTTTATGTACAGATATTTGTGTAATCTCCAATGCAATGTTATTAAAAGCGGCACTTCCAAAAGCAAAGATTATCGTAGATGCATCGTGTTGCGCAGGTGTAACACCAGAGAGTCACAAGAATGCACTTGAAGCAATGAAAATGTGTCAAATTGAAATAATTAATGAATAAAGGGGTGATAAAGAATGATTAGTATTAATGGAGTCCCAGTTGTTCCAGAATCTTTTCCAGATGGAACGCAAAAAATTGATTTTTCGTTAGGCGTGATATCTCAAGAAATCATAGAAAACAAGACAGCGTATATCACATGGTTATATGAGTCAGATAAAGAGTTGTTTTCCTTGTTGTGTATTTCTAAAAATATTAAAGAACATTTTCCGTGGTTACAACAAGCATTAGTGATGCCGTATATACCAAATGCAAGATTTGACAGAGTAAAAGAGCCAAGCGAATGCTTTACATTAAAATATTTTGCAGAAATTATTAATAGTCTTGGATTTGTAAGAGTTATTGTAACTGATCCACATTCCGATGTATCTACTGCATTGATTGATCATGTAGAAGTAATCCGTGGAGCATCATATATTACACAAACTTGTAGTAAAGTCCTTAAAGCAGAACCATCAAGAAATCTTGTAATTTATTTTCCAGATAGCGGATCACTAAAAAGATATTCTGAATTTGTATCAGATGATTATCCGATTGTTTATGGAATTAAAAATCGTGATTGGAAGACAGGAGAAATTCTTGGTATTGAGATTCATGGAGATACAGATAAATTAGACGAAAATACGGCAATCCTTATGATTGATGATATTTGTAGTAAGGGTGGCACATTCTATTATGGATCAAAAGAATTAAACAAATACGGTTGTAAAGATATGTATTTATATGTTAGTCACTGTGAAAATACAATTCTTGATGGCGAATTATTAAAGGAAGATAGTTTGTTTAAAAAAGTGTATACGACACGTAGTATTTTTACCAAAGAGCATGAGAAAGTTGAGGTGTTAGATTTATGAAACAGACAAACCCAATGTTATTAATTGATTTTTACAAAGCAGTTCATGCTGAAATGTTACCAAAAGGTATTACAAAATCTGTTTCTTATTTTACTCCACGTATGAGCAGAGTAAAACGATGGAATGAAGTAGCCATGTTTGGATTACAAGGATTCATTAAAGAGTATTTGGTCGATTATTTTAATGAGTATTTTTTCTTTGAATATAGAAACAAAGCAATTGGTACTTATAAGACAGTAATGGATGCAGCCCTTGGAGAAGGTGCATATGGATTACAGAAAATCGAAGATTTATATGATCTTGGCTATCTTCCAATTGAGATTAAGGCTCTTCCTGAAGGAACTTTAGTACCAATGCATGTGCCGATGTTTAGTATTGAGAATACACATAAAGATTTTGCATGGTTGCCACAGGCATTAGAAAGCTTAATTTCCGCAGAAATGTGGCATCCGATGATCGCTGCAACTGTCGGGCATACATATAGACAGATCGTTAATAAGTTTTATGAAATGACTTGTGATGACGATATTCCAAAATCTAAAGCATTAGGGGGTTTCGATTTTCGTGGCGAAGAATGTTTACAGTCTGCGGTTAAAGCAGGGGCAGGATGGTGTTTATCATTCTTAAATACAGCAACAGTTCCAACAATTCCATATTTAGAGAGAAATTATAACTGTGATTGTACGAAAGAACCAGTTGCTTTTGGTAGCCCGTCAACGGAACATTCGGTTGCGTGTAGTAATTATGCGATTGACGGAGATGAAGAGACTCTGATTAAAAGATTACTTACAGAGATTTATCGAAACACAAGCTTTTCCGCAGTATTGGATTCATATGATTATTGGAACGTTGTAGAGAATATTCTTCCAAAACTCAAGAATGAGATTATGAATCACAATGGATGTTTTCTTGTAAGAGGGGATTCAGGAGATTGTGTAGATGTAGTAACCAGAACGGTATTCAAGTTATGGGAAGAGTTTGGCGGAACAACAAACAGTAAAGGATATAAAGTTTTAGATCCTCATGTAAAAGCAATTTATGGAGATTCAATTACAGTGCAGAGATGTGAGCAGATTTATGACATCTTAGAGAAAAATGGATTCGCAGCCAGCAATGTTGCACTTGGTGTTGGATCATTCTCATTTCAGTGTATCGAAGAGGATGGAGTTTTGAAACCATTTACAAGAGATACATTTAGTAGTTGTATCAAAGCAACATATTGTGAGATTGATGGCAGACCATATCCAATTTTTAAGAATCCAAAAGATGGCGGATTTAAGAAATCTCAGAGAGGTTTATGTCATGTCTATAAAGGATCAGACAGCAAACTGACATTTAAAGATGGATATACTTCAGAAAATCTTCCAATGAATAATTTGCTCGAAACGGTATTCAGAGATGGCAAATTAGTAAAAGAACAGTCATTGCAGGAGATTAGAAGAGTGTTAAACGAAGGAGAATTTTAAGAGAGGAGATATAAAACATGAGTTTTATGTAAAGAGAGGATGATGAGAAATGAGTTGGTGGACATATGTAAAGGGATTTGTTGAAGTTAGACCATTTGGAAGAACACAAGCAGAGGAAAGATACATACTTGAAACTACATTGAATCATTTGCCTAGAGTAACAGGGTCTGAAAGCGATATGAATATACATATAGTTCAAAAAGCAGGATATGATATGAGCGATTCATGTAATGAATTTGAACAACGAACTCATTTGGGAAATGGTAGAAGAGGAAATTTCGAAACACAGGGAACATATTATTTGTTAGTCGAAGGCAGTTTGCGAGACAGAGAATTTCAAGAAACATATAGAGAATTACAAAAATGGCTATGTCGGCTTGCTAAAAGAGTTAGTGTCCAAGATGTAATGATTGAGGTCAAAGCATGGAACAGAAATAAACTTATTAGAAATGATAAAGGAATTTATACTCAAATGCTCGAAGATGTTAGTTGGATAAACAAGAATAGCATTAATTGGTGCGAATATCTAATGTGGAAACCTTATGGAACACATAGAATGGTTGGTTATCCTGAGAAGCTTGTAGAAAAATATTATCCAGAGATATACAAGAAAGAAAAGGAGTATGAGGAATGATAAATATAGTTGCGATTATATTGGGAACGATTGTTGGTAACATTATTGGTAACGAAATATTTGATAGTTTGTATCGAAAAGATAAACGTGTTAGTGATTTTCACAAGGATAATGATGTATCACTGCGTACTCGGACAGAAAATGATATGAAGCAATTAGATATGATGTTTGATGATCAGGTTATTAGGATATTAAGAGATATTCAAAACCATTGGTTACCTGAAAGACCAATAATATACGGAGATGATCGTATGTATACAGAGTCACAATACCAGGCAGAAAAGATGCATCAGGCTATTGACGATGCCGTTACTGTGTTATTAGAAAAAATGTAAAGTGAGGTAATTAATATGGGAGCCAATATTGAGTTTGCCATTGGCTATGCGATCGGGTTTTGTATCGTTGGAGCGATTGTATTCCTGAGATACGAAAGAAAGATGGATCGGATGAGGCAGGCAAATGTGAATCTGATATTAGATAAGATGTCGGTCATGTCAGATGCGAACGACAAAGAAAGTGGTACATATAATAAGGAAGAAACTCGTTCAGATGTTAAGGACGCAGTGAAGTATGCAATGAAGAAAAGTCATCCAGACAATGGTGGCAGTGCAGATGATTTTCGAAAATTCAGAGAGCTTTATGAAGAAATGGAAGGTAAGTAAATGCTAAAGGTCGGAGATAGAGTTTATATTTATAGAATGAAGCCAGCGGCTAAAGGAGGTTTGGTTAGAAATAACGACAAAGGTACAATTACTCGCATCGGAACAGATGAGATTGGTCGCAGATATGGGTATAGATATATGACCGTTAAATTTGACAAACCAGTAAATATCTCTAATCGTGATATTTACTCTTTAGAATTTTTTGAAAACAAGGATGATCGTAAGATAGGTAGAATACGAGATACTGGATTCTTACTATATGGTAGAAAATGTGAGGAATAAGACTCATGAGTAAACAAGAATCATTGAAGTTTTTGCAAGGTTTGATTGACGAAGTAGAAAATTGGACAAAAGAAGATATTGAGCGAGGTCGGAAATTGATGGAGAAAATGAAAAAAGAAGAACCAAAAGAAGTTGAAAATAGTGATGGATATTGGGAATTTATAATGCCAGATGGTAAAGGAGTGAAGTAGAGATGGCAGCTAAAGATAACACAATGGTAATTACTAGAAAAATTGCTTTGATTCCTGTCGCAAGTGAGCGAAAAGAATGGAAGAAAAGAATTAATGCTTTCTTAGAAAAAGATTTTCCAAGGAAAATTGAAGCAAAAAAGAAACAGATTAAGAATACAACTAAACCAGAAAATAAAGATGGGTATAAACAGCAACTTGCAGAATTAGAAAAACAATATGAAGAGTTTAAAGAAAATGGAATTAAAGAATACACTCATAAAATGGCAAGTGATTATACATACGATATTGTAAGAAGGGCAATGGAGAGTGAAGCAAGACGAAAGAACTATATTCTATCTTATATATATACAAAAATGATACAAGACGAAGTGGCAAATTTACCGACTCTTACAGAAAAGAATAAATGGGTGAGTGCCAATGTAAAAGAGTGTTACCGTAAAGCAGGTAATAAGAATGGTAGTATCTTTACAAATGTTGACATTGATAATCCGTTAGCAGGATATGGATCTGATTTCAAACAAGCGTTTACAGGCAAAATTAAGAATTTAATTAAAGATGGAGTATTGGAAGGAAAAGTTTCTGTCCCAAATTACAAATTCGATTCTCCTTTTACTTTAACTAATCAGAATTTCGGTATTTTTACAGATTGCAAAGATATAACAGAATTAAAAAAGAATATTGGTAAGCCTACATGCCCAGTGTATGTGTGCTTAGGCAAAAATGGTCTTCCAACGATTGCTAAATTTGAGATTAATTTTGGACATAAACAAAACAAGAATAAGGCAGAATTAATTTCAACAATTATTAAGATTTTCACAGGGGAGTATTCAGTTGGCGGAAGTACATTTGGTATTGATGACAAAAAAATAGAAATGAATTTAAGTATAACAATGCAGAAACAAAAAATGGATTTAGATGAAAATACTGTTGTTGGAGTTGATTTGGGTCTTGCTGTTCCTGCTGTATGTGCTTTAAATAATAACGAATATGATAAACAATATATTGGTAATGGAAATGACCTTGTTTCGAGAAGAACAAAATTTCAAAACGAATATACGCAGTTGCAAAAAGCTTTGAAATTAGCAAAAGGTGGACATGGAAGAAAAAGAAAATTATTAGCTTTGGAGAGATTAAAAGAAAAGGAAAGTAATTTTGTTGATACATATTGCCATCGAGTTAGTAAAAAGGTTGTTGATTATGCGATTAAACATAGAGCAAAATATATCAACATAGAAAATTTAAAAGGGTATGATTCAAGTGAATTTGTTTTAAGAAATTGGAGTTTTTATAAGCTACAACAATATATTACATATAAAGCAGAACAATGTGGAATCATAGTTAGAAAAATCAATCCGTCATTTACATCTCAAGTGTGTAGTTTTTGTGGACATTGGGAAGAGGGGCAAAGAAAAGATCAGGCAACATTTAAATGTAAGAACCCTAATTGCAAAAGCCACAAGCTATATACTGTAAATGCAGATTACAATGCGGCTAGAAACATCGCAATGTCAACACAATTTACAGACGATAAATTTAAATGTTCAAAAGAAACGATTCAAGCTGCGGCAGATTATTATGGAATTGTATTAGAAGATGATAAAAATAATGATAATAAAAAAGCTGCTTAAATATTTGGTGTGTTTTGGAGGGAGTTCGATGCTCCCTCAGCCATAAATAATATGGCTACACCAAGAGTGAGGAGAAATCACTCACTAAAATTTGTGTAATGAAGCAGAACGTAGAGTTTTGCATTGTATACATAATTAAGATCTGAGGTTTTAGAGCCATATTAAATTACACAAGTACAAAACTTTCGCAGAACTCTTCTGTCTTATCGCATTCGAGACATTCAGTCATATATTTTTAGACGGGAGTTTCAGAACAATATGAAATTATACGAATAAAATACATGGCATGTTTTGGGAAATTTTTATTCCAATTAAAATTTCTAGTCACGTAATTGTGGCTATGCCAAAAGTGAGACTGTAAGGTACTCACTAAAATCTATGTAAATTAGGTAACAAAATTGGACAAAAGAATTTGAGGTTTGATACCTATTTAATTTTACATAGGTACAAAACACATGGTACCAAGTCAGAATGCAAGTCTGCATATGATACCTATTTAATTTTACGCTATTAGCCCAATAAAATAAAAATTTTAAAATATTTGGTGTGTTTTGGGAATATAAAAATATTCTGCTCAAATAATATTGAGTACGCCAAAAGTGAGGCTTATTATGTCACTCACTAAAATCTATGTTATTTTGTCGGATTTATGTTATTTGGGTTTGACAATTATAAAAAATAACATAGATACAAAACAACAGGTGCTATGTCGCTATGCAAGTCTGCAATTTGACAACTATTAAAAATAACAGAACTAAAGGAATTTAAACGAAAAATGAAATCGAGACAACAACGTAAACAGGAAATAAAACGATTCTTTGATCGGCTGAGTCCCAGTGAATTGGACAGGCTGTTAGAAAGAAATGGAATTAATGACAAAGAGTCTGATGAGGCTCTTGCATATAGAATTATTAAAGAAGAAATTGAGAAAGGAGAGATATAATGAACAACTTCTTATATATTGAATCACGGGAAGAAGAGAATACATCCCTCGATTCTAAACGTGTTTTATTGAATGAAGAAAATTACAAACATATTATTTCATCATTAGATCATTATCCACCGACGGCAGACGAAGTTAAGAAAGCAATTTGTATTTTGACTGGACGATTGATCTACAGAAGCGTTTGGAATATGGAATCTGATATTGATAGTTTAAATATGAGTTTATCACCGCCAAAAGAAATGACGGTTGCAGAAATTGAAAAGGAACTTGGTTATAAAGTTAAGATTGTAAAGGAGAAATAATGCCAATGGCAAAAAAGAAACAAGGAATGTCGTTTGAAATGATGATGCAAAATATGGAAATTAATCCAAGGCAATTGTATCGTCGTAGTTCGTGGAAGAAGACACGAACAACTTATGATTATGTGTTTATGATGTGCGAAGAAGAATTAAATGAGATTATTCCATTTGATAAAAAATATAAAATGAAACCACTCTTATGTAGAGACCAAAATGGAGTTATAACATTGGGATGGTTGCCTACACAAGAGGATATTTTCGCAAATGATTGGGTTGAGCAAGGATGGGATTTTAACAGTAAAAGGAAGAGGTGAATAATTAATTGAATTTTATAAAAGCAATGATCGCAATAAAAAAAGACAAAACTACTATAAGAAGAGGCATTTGGGGAAAGGAAAAGTATTTGAAAATTTATTCGTCAGAATTAACTAATGTTTATTTTGAGTGTAATGATATGGGTGAATATAAGCCAGATTCAATTATTTTTTTATTTGATAAAGAAAACGCAGAAGTTTGGATACCTCTTGCGGAAGATGTATATGCAGATGACTGGGAAATATATGTTGAATCGGTTAAAAAGCCAAATCAATCAAAAGCAAAGGTGAAGGAGAAAGAAGAATGAAAGTGTTTTTAGGCGGAACATGCTCTGGATGGAAGTGGAGAGACCAGCTACAGAAGATGTTGGATTGTGATTATTATAATCCAATCGTAAAAAATTGGAGTGAAGAAGACCGACTGCGGGAAGTCAAGGAAAGAGAAGAATCTGACTATGTTCTGTATGGCATTACGAATGGTATTAAAGGAGTATACAGTATTGCAGAAGTAGTTGATGATTCTCATAAGCGACCAGATAAAGTGATCTTTCTTAATCTCTATCAGGAACAAAAGAATAAAGAATCTAAGCAGATGAGCCACAGTTTAAAAGCAGTCGAAAATTTATTGAAAGAAAATCGTATTAAAGTATATTCTGGCGTACATGCTATGCAGGATGTTGCAGATTTTCTTAACTTAATGAATAAACGAAAGGGGTAAAGAAGAATGAAATGTTTTTATCATGTTGATCAGGACGGCATCGTATCTGGTTTCTATGTCAGAAAAGCTTGCGAACAGCGAGGTTTAGAGTTTAAACCAGAAGACTTCCGAAAAATTAATTACGGCATGAAATTCCCGTTTCATGACATTGAGCAGGATGAATTTGTGTTTATTGTAGACTACAGTATTGAGCCAGAAGAGATGTGGCAGTTGCTCAGTATTACAAAGAATGTATTTTGGATCGACCATCATCAGTCTACGATTGAAGCGTATAAAGATTTCAAGTGTGATGTAAAAGGAATCAGAATTACTGGAGCGGGTATTTCAGGAGCGAATTTGACATGGTTATATTTTAAATATATGTGTGATGAAAATTGGGAGCAAATTGAGAGGACGGATGAGAAAAATGTAAAAAGATTACTCAATATATATAAATATAAAGCAGATTATCCAAAACTGGCAGAATATACAGCCATGTGGGATACATTTTATTTTGGTGAAACGTCAAAACAATTCGTAAAAGCATTTCACTATGCATTTGAATCGTATGATTTTGATGCGTTAAGTCCATTGCTAAACACGTTAAATAAAGATCAAGGAATTTATGAAGCAGCAAAAATTATTGGTGATATGATAGCAGATGGCTTATCAATTATTGAGTATTTAGCAGCAAATGCAGAACAATATCTTAGAGCATATGGTTTTGAAACCATATTTGAGGGACATAAAGTCTATGCAATCAACAGAGCGTTAATCAATTCTGATTTCTTCGAATCTATTGATGCTTCTAAATACGATATGTTTATCGGTTTTTCATTCAATGGAAGTATGTGGGAATATCAGCTACGATCCGCAGAACAAGATAAAGTAAATGTGTATGAGCTTGCTGTGAAATATGGTGGTGGCGGTCATCCAAATGCAGCTGGGTTCAGATGTGATAAATATGTATTAGGAGTGTGATGTATGTCAAGGAAAAATACAAGAGAAATTGAACTTGCTTTTAGTAAAAACAGAGATCCAGATTGGGAAGCCGATGTGGAAATTTATAGAAGAAGAAAGTTCGAAGTAGTGCGTGGTATTTGTCTGGGAGATGAGTTTGCTGAAATTGAGTCTTTAGAATACAAAAATTGTGACGAGTTAGATGAAATGTATTATCGTTTTGATTATAATTTAAAAATACTTATGCAGTCTTATTTGTATGAATATACAGATTATGTGCCAATCGAAACAATGCATATTACATCTCCTGCAATATTGTGTTGTGATGAAATTGTATTAAAAAACGGTGAGAAAATTTCTATTGATAACATATGTATTGATAAATCAAATGGCAATGAAGTTTATAAATTATATTCTAATAGTACATATACAGATGATGTATATTATGAATCTACTAAAGCATTAGTTTATGAATTGGCTAGTAAAGATGTTTGCAAGGCTATACATATAATGAAAGATATGATGGACAAAGCGTATATAAAAGCAAGAAATGAACGAAGCATACATCCTTTTATTAGCCACTTGTTTAACGACCCTCCAATTCCATGTATTAAAAATAAATATTCTATACATGATTTAGTAATGGGTACATTAAAATGCAGTGGTGATATTTATAAAGAAATAAACAAAGAAGTCCCAAATGCTATAGATATGATTGTGCCTCATCCTGGAAGACATGCAGAGTATTATTTTGGGTTAGATTATACAGATGAAGTAGAGCAATTTATTAAAGAACAGGAGGCTAAGAAATGTGAAGAAACTAAATGATGAACAGCGAAAGCTGATTGAAGATAATTATTCTTTGATTTGGCATTTGCATGAGAAGTATTTTACAAAATTTAAAGATTTTGATACATATATGGATCTTGGTCGTATGGCAATTTGCAAAGCAGCATTAAAATGGGATGAGTCTAAAGGTAATTTTGGGACGTATTTTAGATGGGTATTACAGTCAGAAATTAATAAATATTATATAAAATGGCATAGCCCAACAGAGAAAATGAACAGAAATGCGGAATCATTGGATGCACCTGTTGACGAAAGAGTTGACGCAGAAGAATTAACAATTGGTAGTTTGCTTGTGAGTAACGATGACATAGAGAGTCAAGCACTAACAACAGTATATTATCAAGGAGAATTTAACAAATTATCAGACAAGCAGAAGAAAATTATATATATGTTACTTGATGATATTGAGCATAAATACATAGCCAAAGAATTTGGAAAGAGTATTCAATGGGTAAGTTGGCAACTTGGTAATATTAAAAAAATAATGCATAGGGCAAAGGCGGTGAGATCATGACAATTGAAGAAGTGAAAGATTACATAAACTCGTCTACAGAGTATGATTTTTTGCGAGATTATCCTCATAAAATCGCTTTTCTCACACTAGGTGGAAGTTATGCTTACGGAACAAATACAGAGGATTCTGACATTGATTTACGTGGTGTTTTCCTTAGTGATAAAAGAGAGATTTTGTTGAATAATAGTATGAAATTAGTAGACACAAGGAAAGATACCGATACTACAATGTATGCATTGAAGAAATATGTTGATCTATGTGCTAAAGGAAATCCTACGGCATTAGAGTTGTTGTATAATCGTCCAGAATGCTATTTATATGTATCTGATATTGGTATGGAGTTGATTAAAAATCGTGATATGTTTTTATCAAAGAAAATTTGGTATGCATTTAACGGATATTCACAGGCTTTAGAAGAACAAACGATCAGATTGTATGACGAAACTATTTTAACAGAAGATCAGATTAATTTAGTGAAGAAGAAGGTTTGTAAGGCGATGATGCATGTAATTAGAGTAATACATAATGGAACAGCGTTATTGAAAACATCTACAATGCAAACTTACAACTTTGAACTTCTCAGGCGAAGTTTATTATTACTGAGAGACGGAGCTTATTGTAGTAGTATGGTGATCAAAGGAAGAGCGACTGATGATATAATCAAACGATTTGTTCCATCTAATGATTTTGGGGAGCTATTTGATTGCTTTTATCAAGCTTTTGAAAACGCATTTAAAACTACAACTTTGCCAGACGAACCAGACTGGGATCGTATCAATAACTTCTTGATGACAACAAATGAACGAATTGTGAGAGGAATGGTGTAAAAATGTATGTAAAGATTGGAGACGAAATTGCTTTTCATCCTGGCGAATGCTTAGAAGAATTTGTTGAATCTTGCAGGATGACTCCTTATCAGCTTGCGAGTAAAATTGGCATAGATGTTGATTATGTGCAAGGGCTGATTAACGGATCACAAAGTGTTACAAAAGAATTTGCGAAAACAATGGCAGACCATTATGGGTTTGCTGATGATGGACAGTTCTGGTTAAATTTGCAAGAAACATTTGATAAGAAAGTAGGTGGAAGAGATGTTTAAATTAATAAAACGCCCACGTTCTGATAACGATAAATGTACTAAATATGATGTTGTGCTTGATAAAGAGTATACTGTAGAAGAATTTATTGATGCGATTGCAGATGGAAGAAATGGAACGCATGGTCAGATTACAATAAAAAATGATAAACAAGCCATTGAATCACTTGTCTATAATATCGAGAGTATTGATTATAGACATTGTAAACTTCAAAATGCTGAAGAAAAAATTAAACAAGTATGGGCATATGGTAGCTGGTTAAAAATCAATTATACTATCTTACTTGAAAACAAGCAGGAAACACAAAAAGGTGCGCTCAGATTTATTGTTAAGAAGCCAAATGGAGAAGAATCAGTGGTTGTTATTTTTAAGAATAAAGCCGATGGCACATATTCATTTGTTAATTTGACAAAAGAGCATATTTGTTCATGTAAATTTAAAACAATCGAGGAAGCGATTCAGGATATGAATGATCGACTAAGGAAAGGATTGATTGAGTCATATGTTGTGAAAGGAGAAATGAAATAATGGATGTACATATTGGAGATTTTTGGCAGAGTAAATGTAATCCAAAAGTAATTCAACATGTAATTAATTTTTCATTTAGAATGGGTGGATTTCCAAGTAGTAAAGATATGCTACTGATCTGTGAAGAATTTCATTATACAAAGATAGGTGAGAATCCTGCCTCTGTCAAAGAAGATTCCAGATTCTTTTCACATATTACAGTGGATAATTTTAAAAAGATGAATCAATGTATTCTAAGTGCTGAGAGGATTATGAAAGATACTCAGGCATTTAAAACAGATAAAGATATTTTGGATTATTTAACAAAGAAAGTGGAGGAGAAATTAAATGCAAAATAATGTATTTCAGATTTATCTTGCAGGCGGTATGCAGGATTTATCATTTGAAGAGCAGAATACTTGGAGAGAAAGAATTTGCAATCAAATTATTGCTATGCGTAGAATACTTAATGTTAATATGAAAGAAGTCAACATTATTAACCCCGTTGATTATTACAATTTTCAAACAGAGTTACATGATACAGAAAAAGAAGTAATGAGATTTGATACAAATTTTGTTAGAAATAGTGATCTTGTTGTGGTAAATGCGAATGATCCGAAGAGCATTGGTACATCTATGGAGATTGCAATTGCATATGAACGTCATATTCCTGTACTGATTTTGAATACAGAAAAGAAAAGATTGCATGCTTGGTGGGTGCAAATGTCTGACAAGATATTTGACGATGAGAAAAAATTATGTACATATATATATGACTTTTATCTCAGGATGAATCATAGTAGTATTCGAGCATGGGTGTAAATGCAATGATATAAAATAGGAATTTGAGGCAAAATGAAAGGAGTTGAAACATTATCACAGCAGAAAAACAAGGTAAGTTTATTATTTTCCATTTGGATGATGGTAAAACTTGCAAATATGATTTATCAAATGGTGATTGTTATGGCAAAAGTGGTAAGAAAGTGAAAGCTTTAAATAATATTCTGTCTGGACATTCAGCTGATGAATTGGATAAATTATTTGTGTCCGATCCACATTATGCGGAGTTTTTAAAATATGTAAATTGGCGAAAAAATTGTGAAATGGGAAGAACTACATGGGGCTTCATTGATTATAATTTAGGAACATTGTTTAAATATGCAAGTAAATATTCGGTATGTGAGCAGTTCTTTGCCATAGGATTTACACACAAACAAGTCACAGAAGATTTTAAATATTCAATTAATGAAGTACCAAAATGGTTGAGGAATTATTGTCTTGGTGTGAAGAATAGACGATTGTTAAGTAATGATTTTGTTGATTTTTATAAGATGTATCCAGATTATGTACAAACGATTTTACAGACAGAGTATATGACATTAACTAAAGAATATTTAATAAATTTCTTCGAGGATAATCATAGATATCGTTTTACGAAAATTTTGGAGGCTTTAAATCAGGATTATGGCTATAATCTTGCAGATGTGTTTGTTTATATAGATAGAATAATTACATTTGAAGCTGCTACCAATAGTATAAATTGGTTACTCGGAGAATTGCGTGATTATGCCCGTATGATGGACGCAATCAGTCATAAATTTGATAGATATCCAAGACATTTCAAAACAACAATGGATATTGTCACAAGAAATTACAAAAGATTACAAAAAGAATTTTCGGAAGAAGTCTTTAAGAGCCGTATTAATAAAGAATACGAATTTACATATAAAGGACTGAGATTTTTTTATCCAGACTCCACTCAAGACATTAAAGACGAAGCGGTGCAGCAAAATAATTGTGTGGCAAGTTACATAGATCGAGTCATTGATGGCGAATGCCACATTATGTTCTTAAGAAGAGTAAAAGAACCAGACAAATCGTTAGTGACGATTGAAATACAAAATGGACGAATCGTACAAGCACTGCAAAGATTCAATGATCCTCTAACCGCTGATCAACAAGAAGCGGTCGATGCATGGAATGAACATTTTAGCAAGAAAGGTAAGGTGGCAGCATGATCAATATTCATGAATTAACTACAGATCATAAGATTAAATTAAAGAAGCCAATGGGATGCTTCGATAATCTTGGCGAGGTATGCGAGATTGTTAAGATTGATACAGATGAAAATGTTATCAATTTTAGATTTGGTGTAGATGGTGTGCATCTTGGTGTGATGTCGGGAGATGAATTAGAAAAATATTTTGATGTTATTGAACCTGCTGTTGCGCCAGATGATTATGAGTGGCATCCATATGGGTTTATTGACGGATATCAGGTTGAATATCGGGCGGATGTCAATGGAGGAATTCATATGAGCATTGGTTATAATGGATCAATTATTTCAGTTTCATATAACCATCCAGAAATTGGATATCGTACAATTCAAAATGGACAGCAGGGTAAATTTTATGAAAATGATTTAAAGGTTGCATTTTTCAAATTACAGAAATCATATTATGATCAATTATATAAAGATGTTCACTATGAAGTTGAATCTGAGTATTTTGCTAAGAGAGACGAATGTGGTCTTGAGCTTAATGAATGGTAGAAGTAACTATGAAGGATGTAAAATTGATAATCCAATTAGCAAGTATTCTCATAGCATGTGTCGTTTATGTTGGAATATGGTGCTGGATTTATGACAATAGAGATGAATACTTATATATATCATATCCAAAAGGGATTCCTGGAAGATTCTTGAGTATGTTCTCTCAAATATGGTGTGTTATACATATTGTTGGTGCTATAGGTGCAATTATATGGGCTTGGTGTTAGAAAGAGGTGATGTAAAATGTGCGATTTTAAGGTTGGAGATAAGGTGTATTTTGCTTGGTATGATGAACCATATACTGTTAAGTCTGGAATCATTACGGAGATTAAATGTCTTGGCGATCTAATATATATAATGATACAAGACAGTATAACGCATGGTTTATATATGGTTCTTTTAGAAGAGATATATCGCACTGAATCAGAAATAAAAGCGGTTCTAAAACGAGAGTTTTATGGCAAGGTAAATGAGGTTAAAAAAGACATTCATACTTTAGAAGATTTGCTGAAATTTATGTATGACAATGATCTCACAGATTGGTCATCAAAATCTATAAATGGCTGGCAGACAGATTGGGTAGGTCGTGTTGCAGTAAGAGAACTAGCAAAAGAAATTTGCGGTATTGAGTTAGGAGAGTAATGTAGATGGAGAAAGAAAAGAAAAATAAATTACATACATCTGAAGAAATTTTAAATGCACTGCATGTGATTCAGGATACGTGCGAATATTATCAGAGCAATATTGTCGATAGAGATCGGTGTAAGCAATGCCCTTTATGCACGAGAATCGAAGATAATGATACGTGTACAATTACAGATTTAGAGCCTGATAATTGGAGTATTGCAGACAATCCAGATACTACGTGGCGAGCATTTGAAAAGTAGGAGATGAAGATTTATGAGTGAGAAAAATTATGGAGAGTATACGGAAGAAGCAGTTGCTGTTGCATTAAAAACAATTCAAGATATTTGTACTATTAACAAAGATAGTTGTGGTTGTAATATCACATGTCCGTTTTTAAAATTACTAGATGGCGGGACTAGGCAAATATGTCCTATTACCTCTAGTCATCCTGGTTATTGGAGATTGAACGAATTTCCGCCCAAACAATGGGTGCCTTTTTGCAAGGGATAATTACATAAGAACAAGTAAATAAAGGAGTAAATGTCGTTGAAATTAAATGACGAACAGAGAAAATTAGTAGAACAAAATCATAATTTGATTTACTCTGCTATGACAAAATGCGGTATCCGCAGACAAGATTTTGATGACTATTATGGATTCGCTGCCATTGGGTTGTGTAAGGCAGCAATTGATTATGATGAATCCAAAGCTAAATCATTCTCTACATATGCATATAAATGTATGCAAAAAGAAATTATAGCATATACTCGATGGAGATTTGCAGATAAAAGAGATGAACGACTTACCTTGTCGTACAATCAGTTAATGAATGATTTAGATGAAGACGAAAAAGAATATTCTTTTTTGTTAGCTGATAAAAAAAATAATGAAAAAAAATTAATTTTCTTTTTGTGTTTTGATGAGCAAATGCGAATACTAAATAATAAGGACAGGTTAATTATTAATTTAAAGGCAAAAGGGTATACGAACGAAGAAATAGGAAATACCCTTGGTGTTACATATCAAGCAATTCAATATCAATTGAAAAAAATTAAAAATAAATTAATCCCATCCTTATAATTTCAAAAAAGCTTTTTGCTTTTATTATTTTTTTGACGCATTTGTTATAAACGTACTAGAACGATTATAGCAATGTAAGACGATCAGATAAAATTATTTTTTTGTTCCTGTTGGCTTTGGCAGAGTTGACAGTGGATATAAATTGATGACTTATTCACAAACTAAAAACTAACTAAACAAATTTAATAACAAGAGGAGGAATTCTATTTAATGAATTTTGAAATGACAGGGAAACTCAGCATTAGCAAGGACACAGAAAAATTTCACCCTTACAGTGAGACAAAATATGAAAAGTCAGGCTGGGTACGAAGAAGACTGTTATTTAATGTGACATGCGGTGACAGTAGACATATGTTAACTGTTGATGCAGGAAGTTTCGAAGATGGACACGGTGATGTCTATACATATTCCAAACCAGAATACGACCCAAGTGGTAAGAAAATCAAAGATGGAGAAAAAATTCAGATTCCTTTTAAAGACAGATTAACATCTCCAAAACTGGAAGAAGTATCAGATTTCAGAAAATTTGTTTTTGATTTAGAAAAACCAGGAAGAAGATACAAATTAAAAAATGCTTTAGAAAAAATCAAAGAAGGTAAAGATCTTACAGATAAAGATCTTGCAGAAGTTGGATTAACATCTGTAGACGAACTTGAAAAAGAGTATGAGAAGAGTAAGAAGAGACATCATGAATTTATTTCTGAATGGGACTATGCAGAATTTATCAAAAAGGTCATTGACAGTGGTAAATATGATGATTGCAATTTCCATATCAGAGGACGTGGAGATTATTCATATTCCGACGATAAAGAAAGATTTTATGAGAATCTAATTCCTAACAGAATTTATCTTGCAGCAGATGATGATGAACCATATTCTACAGCAACAATGAGTTTTGTATTTGGAGCTGAGAGCTTAGACGAAACAAGTGTTGAGGAAGACGGTAAATATTACGTTAATGGATTTGTCTTTGAATACATCCAGAGCAGAAAGAAAAAATTAGCCGTTCCAACAACAGTTGTTATTCCAGTTCCTGATAAAGAAAAAGACGAAAGCGGATACAAGAAGGCTAATGGCTTAAAGAGAAAATTCATTGTCGACGATGAAGACAAATACATGGAATATGGCATTGTCGTAGATATGATCAATGGTTCTCAGCGTGTAGAACTTACAGAGGACATGCTCTCAGAAGAACAGAGAGATGATCTTGAATGTGGAATCATTACTATGGAAGAGATTCAAAAGGCGATTGGCGGAAGTGCTTATGGAGATAAAGTCAAAGAGTATCAGTTAATTAAACCATCACGCAACGGTATTAAAGAGGGCGTTCAGGACACGGTTTATACAGCAGAAGATATGGAAGTACCTGCATTAGAGATTGACGAGAACGAAGATTTATTCTCAGAAGAATCAATCGATAACGATAATGATGACGACGATGACTTATTCGATTAGAGTTTAGAGCTTTTAGCTCTTTACTCGCTTGATGATTTATAAAACAAAATACTGTCTTTAAAAGGAGAAATTATACATATGGAATTACCAGTAATTAACGAAATTAAACCAGATATTAAAAACCTGTCAATCTATCTTAGATCAATTAAAAAGTTTGGAAAGACTACATTATTCAGAGATGTAATTATTGCAAAATATGGAGATCCGTCATGTGGACTTCTCGTACAGTGTGGATTTGAAAAAGGAACAAAGATGTTAGATAACATCAACACTCTGCGTATTACATCTTATGAAGATGCGATCGAACTTAAAGAATACTTAATTAACAAAAGAGTATTCAAGAGAGATAAATCTGGCAAGATTGTCCGTAACGAAAAGAGAAAACCAGAATACATCCCAGTAAAACACAATATTCAGATGGTTTGCTTTGATACAGTTGATGAAATTTGCCCATTGTTTGAAGAAGAAACAATCAGAATCAGCAATAAAGAAGGACAGAAAAAATGTAAAACTATCAACGCTGCAATGGGTGGTTATCAGGCAGGACAGAGATACACAGCTGATATGATCAAAGCCTACATGGGTGATATTGAAGATGCTGGTATCGGTGTTTGGGGAATTGCTCATACAAAATTCAAGACTATCAGAGAAAAAGGTGGCTTAGAAGAAGATGGATATCAGCAGTTAACATCTAATCTTGTAAGTGCTTATGAATCTGCTTTTGGTGATATCTTTGATGTAACTTTCACTGGTGTAATTGACAGAAATGTTGAAGTCAGAGGTGAAGGTGATAAAGCTAAGAGATATGCTACAGATGAAATTAGAAAACTTTATTTCCGTGGAACAACATTAATTGATGCTGGTGGTAGATTTGCTTCTGATGCAGTTCCTGAATATATGGTATTTGACAAAGGAAATATGGGAGAAGATTTCATTGAAGTGGTAGAAGACGGAATGGAGAAATCTAAAACAGTTCTTTCTAAAAAAACTAAAAAGCCAACTCCTCAGCCAGAACCAGAAGATGAGATCGAGGAAGACATCGATGATATTATTGAAGATGATATTACAGAAGCTGACGAAGATTTAATGGAAGATGTTATTGATGATATTGATGAAGATACATCAGACAACTATCCAGAAGATTTAAGAGAACATGTAAAAGAGTTGTGTAAAACTTGTGAAGACGCAGAATTAAAAACAAAAGTCAAAGGAATCATTAAGCAGTATGGAAAACTTAGTGAAGTCGACGATGATGGATTAAAAGAAATGTATGATCTGCTGAAATAGGAGTCTGAGCAATGCTTGTAAAATGTAGAATTTGCGGCACAAAAGTAGACAGAAACGAAGCTTTTAAAGTAGCAGTAGAAGGTAAACCAAATGCCTACTACTGCTCAGAAGCTGAGTATAACAAAATGATGGAAAACCGCAAAAATAGGAATGATACATATTATTGTATTTATGATATTTTCGGATATACGGTAACGAACACTGTATTAAATAAGGAAGTAAATGCTCTTGGCAAGATTTACGGATTTAAACTGATATTAGAATACTTGCATGACAATCAAGAATATTTAACAAGAATTGTTGGGAGAGAATACAATAGCGAATTTGCTAAGATTAAATATTTTTCAGCAATTTTAAAAAATAGTCTGGTTGATTATAGGGACTCAGACGATGGAGTTCCACAGAGACAACAGGCTATTGTCAAACATCATGTTGTAAGCAAGCAGATCAATGAAAATATCGGAGCTGAAAAAACTAAATACAAGAAGAAAAAGAAATCTCGTAGATGTATTAACGATATTTTGACGGAAGTTGGTGAGAAAGAATAGCAGATTTTGTTGCAGGAGTTAAAGACAAATATCCGTCAAAATTATTAAAAGGTCGTATGGAGGCAGAGGGAAATGTAATTAGTTGTTTCTTTAAAGATATGTTGCTTTTGGATGACACTACATTCGAACAACACGATTTCATTACAAAAGATGGACTTTTTTACTTTTCTATGCTTAAAAAATTACGTGAACAGGGTTTCTATTCTCTGGATGAAATCACGATTTTATCCAACCTGTCTGAGAACGCTATAAAAAGATACACTGACATGGGAGGATGGGATTCTATTCAACATCAGATAGATATTATCAACACACAGAATTTTGATGTGTATATCGACATTCTGTATAGAGAAAACACTATGCTGAAGATGTATGATGATGGATTTAACCTGTTCAAAGAGATAGACATTGACGGCAAGAAAATCGTACCAGTAACACTTTTCAGAAGAATGACTGCCGAGGAAGTTACGGATTGGTATGATGCAAGACTAAGTACATATGGTACGGGATATTCCAGTAAGATTCTGGAAGAAGAAGAAATTGATTTTGATGATGATTTTATTGATTCCTGCGTGGAAGGTGAAGAAAATGGAGTTCCATTTGATGTGGCAGGGATTGATATTAATGGCGAAGAAATGAACTGCTTTCCGTTCTTATCCAGACAGATCATGGGTATTCTTGAGGGAACGCTCACTATGATGGGTGGATTCAGTAGTGCAGGTAAATCAACATGGTTTATCACTTTGCTTATGGCATTGCTGAATTATGATAGGAAAGTGCTAATTATTTCAAATGAAGAAAAAGTAAAGAAATTTAAAGTCAAGTTTATGATCTGGCTTTTGGCGAAGCATAATCGTTATTTTAAGTTGACAAAAAAGAAAATGATGTCTGGACAAATTGATGATGCAAGCCGAAGAGAACTAAAAGACGTGCAACAGTTATGGCGAGAACAGTATAAAGGCAGGGTAAAATTCTTACTTATCAATGATGCTGACATGACTGTTGTTAAAAAGAAAATCAGAGAGCATGTACTTCGCTATGGATATGACACAGTGTTGTATGACACTTTTAAGATTCAAGAAGGAGATTTTAAAGGCAATCGTACTGACTTATCTTTGGTTCATGATAGTCGAGAGTTAGATAAACTTGCAAAAAAATACAACATTATCATGCTGGCATCTGTGCAGTTAGCAGAGTATATGAGAGGAAGGCTATTTCTTGATAGTTCTGTTCTTTCAAACTCTAAACAGATCAAAGAAGTATTAGAGAATCTTTTCTTGATGAGGACTGTATATGACGAAGAACTTGATGAAAAGAGTAAATTCTATTGTCGTCCATTTAGGCTAAAAAAAGTTAATGATAAATGGATTGAGGAGGAATATCATCCTGACCGCACTGCGGTATGGAGAGCTTTATTTGTTGAGAAATGTCGAAGCGGTTCAAACTCATCAGATACAGGAGTTGGTTATCTACTTAAATTCGATGGTGATCATTGTATCTTTAGAGAGGTTGCGCAGGCAAGATTTAAACATGGAGAGATTAAATAATTAAAATGTGCGGTGTGATATATGTTAGACAATATAAAAAAAGAACTATTGTCTAATCCTGAAAAAATAAGAGAAGTATTGGAGCATTTTGATTATTGTCATGTAGTGATCAGAAACACGTATATGTCATTTGGTCGAGATGAGGTCTCTTCAAAGAAGTCCATAGTAATCAATCTGAAAAATAACAAAGCGTTGTTTGTGCATGATTATGCTAGAGCAATCCAAAAAGATTTGTTCTCATATATTATGCAGCAACGTGGAGTTGATTTTGCAGAGGTTTTAGGAGTTGTTAAAAACATCTTAGGGATTACTGATTACTATGATTTCTTTGATAGACAAGGTATTTTTGGCGGATTTTATGAAAGGATTAGAAATCACAATGTAGTTCGAATCCAAACTTATGATGAATCTATATTAGATAAATATAATAATGTAGGGAATTTAAGATTCCTTAAAGATAATATATCACTTGAAGCACAAAGAACTTTTGGCATTCGGTTTGATACATCATCTCAAGGGATCGCAATTCCGATTAGAAATCAATTAGGACAACTAATTGGCGTAAAAGAAAGATTTAACTATGACGTTGAAGATGGTGAAATGAAATATTTCTACGATGTTCCGTGTCAAATGTCTCAAACATTATATGGATATTCTCAGAATTATCAGTATTTAGCCAACGGTGTTGTGTTGATATTTGAGGCAGAGAAATCTGTAATGCAGTGTTTTACATATGGAATTAGAAACTGTGTGGCACTTGGCAGTGGAACAATCAGCAAGAAACAGGTGCAATTATTATTGGAATTAAATCCTAAAAAAGTAATATTTATGCATGACGTTGGCTATGATATTGAGAATATCATGAGAAATATTGACATGGTAAAAGGATACTCAAGATTTGCTGAGATTGAGTTAGGATACTGGGATTTTAATTTAAGTGAGTATTCCAATAAGGTATCACCGTCCGATATGGGAAAAGAAAAGTTAAATTACATATTAGAAAACGAAATAAAAATGATAGGGGATGAAGACGTCGAAGAAGAAATATAACATTTTGAACGATTGCAGAGGACTTTTTGAAGATGAGGTATTTGAAATTATCATGCAGGAGCGTGGTATTGACGATCCAGAGCATTTTCTAAATCCTACGGAAGATGATTTACTTCCTCTTGATGACTTAAAAAATATTGATAAAGCATATAAGCTTTTGGTAGATGCAGTATACAAAGATAAACGTATTGCAGTACATTTTGATACAGATACTGACGGCATCACATCTGGTGCCATTATGACACGATATTTAAAAAACATGACAGAAAATCCAGTAGATGTATACATTAACCGAGGCAAACAGCATGGATTAACAAATCAGGACATTGCTAAGTTTTATGGGTATGATTTACTGATTGTCGTTGATAGTTTGGATAAAGACGAGACTCAGTATAAGGATTTAAAAGAAACAGGAGTTGATGTGATTGTGTTAGATCACCATGCCATCGATCCAGATGTTCCTTATGACAACTATTGCACATTAGTTTCTTCTCAGAGAGAATATGAAAATCCACAGCTATCTGGCGCAGGTGTTGTTTGGAAGTTTTGCAAGTATATTGATGAGCAGAATGGTACAGATTATGCAGATGATCTGGTCGATCTAGCAGGCGTTGGGCTGATTGCAGATATGATGAATATGAGAGTAATGGAGAATCGTTATATCGTATCTGAAGCGTTGAAAGAAATTAGAAATCCTGCAATTAAGAAGATTATTGGTGGATTCGAATTCAACAGCACAGCAGTTGCTTTTAGTATTGCACCGTTGGTTAACGCTGCAAACAGAATGGATCAGAATGAAATTGCTCTAAATGCCTTCCTTGAAGATGACAATAAAAAATTACGAGGATATATTAAACAGTTAAAGCAATGCAAAGAAGATCAGAATGAAGAGGTTGCACAGCTGATGCCAATGATTGCGGAGCAGTGTGAGGCTCAGAGTGATAAAAAGATGATCACAACTTTTATTGACACTGATTATGGTATTTCTGGATTGATTGGAAACAAATTGCTTGAAAAATATCAGAAGCCGATTCTTGTGCTAAAGAAAAATGAAGATACATATGCAGGATCTATGCGAGCAGTTGGTGTAAAAGACTTCCGACAAATGTGTAATAACAGTCAGTTGGCTGAAGCAAATGGACATGAACTTGCCAGTGGCATTGAAATTCCTAGAAAGAACTTTGCTGAGTTCACCTCTTATATAGAAGAAACTCTTCCAGATAAGCCAGAAGATACAACAATTGATGTAGATATTATGCTCGATATTTCAGACATCACAAGAAAAATGGTTGACATGATTAAGAAAATTGATCGTATTTCTGGGCAGGGATTTAAACCTGTAAGAGTTTATATTGAAGAGATTGACGACTATGACATTGGTCAGATGAGCAATTATAAACATCTTGTCCTGAAACCATGTAACAATGATAAATTGTGGATTATCAAATGGAACTATGATGGATCGTTTGAGGATATGGAAGACCATTCTATGATGAATGATGAGTTTTGTGCAGTTACTACACTTGATTGCGGATTTTTTGGAAGAAAGTTTGTGCTGAAAGCTGTGTGTGATTCACTTGAAGAGGTGGGATGATTATGGCAGGAAAAGAAGTATTTTGTTCAGTCTGCGGTTTATCATCCACTTTGGACGGACATTTTTGGAAAGAAAAGAAGTTGTGCAATAGACACAATATGCAATTAGAAAAACATGGGAAACTGTTAGATAAAGACATGGTGATTCCTAAAAAGAGACATAGATGGACTCCAGAAGAAGAAGCCAGATTAGAAGAGTTGTATAAACAAGGACTTTCTTTTGAAAAAATTAGTAAACAAATGAAGTTATCGGTGGCAACTATAGCGGCTCGAAGTCGTCGTTTGAATCTTGGCGATAAGTATATGAGGTCTAATAATCCTAATTTTAAAGCGACATATCAGGATTATGATTGGTGCTATGAAAGATATGTTGTTAAAGGAATGACTCATCAAGAAATGGCAGATGAATGCGGTGCCTCGTTAAGAGTTATTCAGAAATGGTGTTCCGAAGTTCATAAATTAAATTGTTGGACTTTTAAAAATAACAAGACATTAACCGATAAACAGTATCAAATTATTTTATTTGGCACATTAGGAGATGGACACATCGACAAAAGAGAAACCCAACCTTTATATATTGAATGTCATTCTATAGCAGAAAAAGACTATGTGTTTTGGAAGTATGAAGAATTAAAAGACTTATGTAATTCTGAACCAAAGTATTATGAAGGTGGCTATAAAGATTTTGGCTCTGGAACAAAGTATTGGTGTAAACCACACTACAGATTCGAGACAAGGATTATTAATCAATTAAAAGAGATTCGAGACATGCCAAGAATTAATAAGATTTGGAAACTGAATGAATTTGGTTTGTCTCTTCATTGCTTAGACGATGGAAGTAGAGGTAAATCGGCATGGGAACTATGTTTGGCAGAATATACTCAGCAAGAAATTGATTTGTATATTAAGCTGTGTAAAAAGAGGTTTGGGTTATATGCCAAACAGCAGTCAGATAAAAGATATATAAGATTCGATTCAGATTCAAGTAGAATTATTGATCAAATTATTTTAAGCAATATTCCTAATTCGCTTGACATTATCAAAAAGAAGATATTAGAAAACGATAAAATTTCTAAAAAAGCAAGATACATTTATGTTGTCACGCAGAACGGAGAACAGATTGGTTTATCTACATATTGTAGATCTCATGATATTCCATATGAAAAGACAAGAAAATATGTCATTGAGCACAATATCTCTCGAATTCAAGAAGCTGATTTACTAAATAGATTAAAAGCTGGAGGATTTATGAATGCGGTATAACAATTATCATAAACACGATCATGTATCAAATATCTTTACTCCAGATACAAACACTAAGCAAGAAGACTATATCCTAAAAGCATTGGAGTATGGACATACAAGTTATTATACAGTCAATCATGGTAGTTTTGGGGACGTCTTTGAAGCAAGAACATTGTGTAATAAATATGGATTACGTTGTATTGCAGGCATCGAAGGATATATTGTCCCAGATGCCTCACAAAAAGACAAAAGAAATTATCATATTATAGTAATTCCTAAAACTGATGAAGCCAGAAAAAAGATGAATTATGTATCAAGTATGGCAAACATCAAAGGGTTTTATTATAAACCAAGATTTTTTTTATCTGATTTATTAAAACTTGATTCCAATGATGTTTATATTACAACTGCATGTGTAGCAGGATTATTACGAGATGAGGATTCAATTAATGAGATTTTTATGCCTCTATATAAGCATTTTAAAGAAAATGTAATGCTAGAAGTTCAGACTCATGATGATCCGTTGCAAATTGAAATCAATAAAAAGGCAATATATCTGTCTGATCAATATGGGTTAAGCTTAATTGCTGCAAATGATTCACACTATATTGACGAATCAGGCAAAGAAGAACGTCTGGAATTATTGCGAGGTAAACATATCAATTACGGCAGTGAAGACGATTTTATATTAGATTATCCTACTGCTGAAACAATGATTGAAAGATTCAAAAAACAAGGCGTTTTGACAGATAGACAAATCTCAGATGCATTAAATAACACATTGTTGTTTGATGAATGTGAAGAAATACAACTCGATTATTCAATTAAAATGCCTACGATTTATCCTAACTTGACCCCCGAACAAAGAGTGGGTCTTCTAAAAAAAGAAGTAAATAAACGGTTCAAGGAGATTCGAAAAGAAGAACATATTGAAGGAGAAGAGTTTAAAAAATATAAAGATGGAATTCGATATGAGATGAAAATCATCGAGGATACCAATGATGAAATACATACAGCGGACTATTTTTTGTTTAATGAGAAAAATGTAGATCTTGCAGTTAATAAATATGGTGGTGTATTGACTCGTGGTGGAAGAGGTAGTTGCGGTTCCTTCTATATAAATAGGATATTGGGAATGACACAACTAGATAGATTTAAAATTAATCTTCCGCTTTTCCCAGACAGATTTGCTTCTACTGCCAGATTGCTAGAGAATCGCTCATTGCCCGATATAGATTTTAACGTAAAATCCCAAGAACCATTTATTAAAGCTTCAAGGGAATTGCTTGGTGAACACGGGTGTTATCCAATGTATGCACCAGGAACCATGCAAATATCTGAAGCATTTAGAAATGTATGTAGATCTAAGAATATGTCATTTGACGAATTTAATCATGTGGCAAAAAATCTGGAAGAATATCAAGATGATCCGAAATGGAAACTGATTATCGAAGAGGCAAATCGCTATGTTGGAACAATTATATCTGGTTCTGTACATCCTTGCGCCCATATTTTAAGCAACACTAATTTGCTTTATGAGTACGGTGTTACTCGTTTAGGTGAAAACGTATGTGTTTTAATTACTTCATCTGAAGCAGATGAATATAAGGTACTTAAAAACGATTATCTTATCGTCACGGTCTGGAAGCTTATTGACGAAACATTTAAAGAGATTGGAATTCCGATTATTACGGCAAATGAATTATTGAATAAAATTAAAGATGATCAGAGAATATGGGATTTATTTAAAAATGGTATTACATGTACTTTAAATCAGGTTGATAGCGACAATGGATGTAGACAAGCAAAACAGTATGGTATTTCGTCATTTGAGGATGGCGCCCATATTGCAGCAGCCATAAGACCGTCTTTTGATTCATGGAGAGAACAGTTTTTAGACAGAAAACCATATACAACTGGTTCAGATCAGCTTGACGATGTTTTGAAAGATACTCATGGATACATTTTATTTCAAGAATCATTAATGCAATATTTTGACTGGTTGGGGGTTAGCCCAGCTGAATCTATTGGTTTAATTAAGAAAATTTCCAAGAAAAAAATTAAACAATCGGATTTTGATAATCTTGAGGAAAGAATCAAAAAGCAATGGATTATTAATACTGGCTCAGAAGAAATGTTTTCCGAAACATGGCATTTGGTGCAAAGTTGTATGAGCTACGGATTTTGTTCAGCCCATGCAGCAGCAACCTCATTGGACATGTGTTATGGAGCATATCTAAAGGTCAATTATCCTTACGAATACTACAGTGTTTGCTTCAATAATTACGTTGGAGACAAAGAACGAACGAATAAACTAACAAATGAGTTAGAGTATTTTGGTATTAAATTAAGCGACATTAAGTTTAGACACTCTAACTCAAAATATTCTTATGATAAAGAGGGTCATACAATATTCAAAGGCATGTCGTCCATTAAATTTGTTGGAGATAATGTTGGAGAAGAACTGTATGCATTACGAGATAATCAATATGATTCTTTTATAGATTTGTTGCAAGACATATCTAATACATCTGTCAATTCTAAACAGTTAGATATTTTAATTAAATTAGATTTCTTTTCTGAATTTGGAGACATTAATTATCTACTTAAACAGGTTGAGTGCTATGACAAATTCTATGGCAGAAAACAGTTTACAATTTCGAAGCTCCAAAAAGAAGGCGAAGATATTGAATTAATCAAAAAGTATTGTCAGAAACAGACAGAAAAAACATTGAAAGAATTTGATTATATTGGATTTTTGAAAGATATGACATCAAGTATGGCATATTCACCAGTTTCAATAACTGAACGGATGGATTATCAGAAAGAATATATTGGTTACATCAGTTACATTAACCCAAACGTCGGCAAACGATATTACTATGTTAAAGATTTATCTGTAACAAAATCCATCGTTAACATTCAGTTATATGAAATTTACTCTGGAAAAACACAGAAAGTAAAAATGTGGACAACCCAATATAAGAAGAACCCATTCGATGAAGGAGATATTCTATATCTGAAATCAGTTGAGAAGAAACATAAAAAAGAACCAACTGGGGAGATCGATACAAAAACAGGAAAGAAAATCTACAAAGATGTACCAGATAAATTTGAGTTTTGGCTTAAGAATTTCACTATTAAAAATGACGCAGAGGAGGAATTAGTATAATTCAATTTTACAAATATACCGACAAGGAAATCAAAGAACTCATCAGCTCGATGACAATCCTGGTCGACACAAGGGAGCAAAAGGCTGATCATATCATAGGTTACTTCGATAGAAAAAGCGTAAATCATAAAAAGAAAGCATTGAATTATGGAGACTACAGTTTCCTGATTCCTGCAAATGAGAAGCTTGGTATTCAGAGAGATATGTATTTTGATAGCAAAGTATGTGTTGAGCGCAAAGGAAGTCTTGAAGAAATCAGTGGCAATTTATCAAAAGATCGTGCCAGATTTGAAAAAGAGCTAAGTCTTGCACCAGAGACAAAAGTTATCTTACTTGAAAATGCCAATTATTCAGATATTGCAGATGGCAATTACAACACGCAGTATAACAAGAAATCATTCATCGGATCATTGCATAGCTTCTGGTTCAAATACGATGTGCCGATATTCTTCATGCCAGATAATAAATATTCTGGGCTGTTTATTAGATTGTATTTTGAGTATTACTTTAAAAATTATTTAAAAGGGAAATGAGGTGCTGCCTAAATAATGGAGAGTCAGACATGCGGAAAGGTATGCGAGTTTGAAATGATTCCTACATATCAGATATTTTATAATGAAGAATCAATGTTTGGTATCTATGCGTTTTGTACAAAAGACCAAATACCACAATTCAGTCCATACAATGATAATAAATTTGATGACTCAGGAGATAAAGAATATGTTGCGAGTAAACTTGTTGGAGAAGTTCAACAGTTATATATTGGGACAAAGTATAATGTAAAAGCGACATGTATTTATTCTCAAAAATATCATGAATATCAATATAAACCGATTTCGGTTGTTGCAGATGTTCCAAAAACACAGACCGATCAGCTAATGTTTTTAAAAACACAAGCGAAAGAATCAATTGCTGAAAGCTTGCTTGCTGAATATCCAAATATTATTGAGGATGTTATGGCAGGAAAATGTAAGACGATTGACACATCTATGATTAAAGGACTTGGCAACAAGACATGGGCGAAGCTCAGAGAGAAGATCATTAATAATTATGTGATTTCCGAGGTTGTAGTTATGCTACAGCCTCATGGCATTACTTTTAATATGATTAAGAAATTGGTAGAAGCTGAGCCAGATCCAGAAAAGTTAAAGTATAAAATCAACACAAATCCTTACATTTTAACTAAGATTAGAGGTCTTGGATTTAAGAAAGTTGATGATATTGCTTTAAAGATTTGTCCAGAGTTGAGAGATTCCAAGTATCGACTTGATTATTTTATGACGTATTATTTAACGAATCTTGGCGAGAGTGACGGGCATACATATATGGCGATTGCCACGTTGCGATCAGAAGTTAGTGCAACGGTTGGGGAATGTCTACATATATTTGACGATTATGTTGAAAATGATTTTCCTTCAGACATCTATGTTAGTGGCAAGCTAATTGGTTTGAAAAAGTACCATGATACAGAAATGAATATACTGGCATTGTTGCAAGAACGCAGAGATACTAATTCTACCAAGAAGAAAGAGATAATCACTGTAAACGAAATTGGACAAGTTATTGCTGAAGTTGAAAAAGAAGAAGGTTTTACGTTCAGCGAAGAGCAAAACAAAGGCATCTACACTGCATTACAGACAAATGTTGTTTTAATTAGTGGTGAGGCTGGAACGGGTAAAACTACCTTATTAAAACCAATTATCAGATGTTATAAGAAACGAAATTATAGCATTGCTGCATGTGCGTTATCTGCTAAGGCGGCACAGAGAATCCAAGAAGCAACAGGATTAGAAGCGAGAACTATTCATCGATTACTTGAAGCACAAGGCGTAGACTCGTTTATGCATGATGCTAACAATCCATTACCAATTGATGTAGTTCTTTTAGACGAAGCAAGTATGGTTAATGCAGGGTTGTTCTATCAGTTACTTTTGGCAATTCGTCCAGGTACAAAGATTATTATTAGCGGAGATCATATGCAGTTACCACCAATTGGATATGGTAACATTTTCTCTGATCTACTCAAAATGGATGAGTTAGATTCAGTGCAATTAACGAAGCCAATGAGACAAGCAGAAAAGTCTGGTATTCTTAGTGATGCTAGAAAAGTGCGTAGAGCAATTTCTCCAATTGAGGATTTTAGTGCTAAACAAGTTCATGGAGAGCTACATGATATGTTTTACATTTTCAGAAATAATCGTGAGAATATTTTTAATTTGGTTGTAAAGCAGTTCATGACGTGTGTTAAACAAGACGGTATGGATAATGTGGTTGTAATCTCTCCTCGTAAGTCAGGTTGCATAAACTCTACAGAAGAACTTAATGTAGCAATTCAGAAAGAATTGTATAAAAATAAATCCAATGCAAGGTTTGTTACATATGGCAAAACAAAGAAGTTTTATGTGGGAGATAAAGTGCTTCAAACCAGTAATGACTATGAAAGAAACACATTTAATGGAGATATTGGATACATTACTGGCATTGATTATGATAAGAAAGTTGTTCACGCCATGATGAATCCAGACATGGATAAAAAGATGATTGAATATTCTTTTGCTCAGTTAGGACAACTTCAATTGGCATATGCATTAACAACGCATAAGCTTCAAGGATCGGCTGCTCAAACTGTAATTGGCATCATTGACAACACACATTACAAATTGCTTGATAACTGTATGCTATATACAATGTTAACACGAGCTAAGAAAAGATTTGCGCTCCTTGCAGAGCCAGAAGCGTTTAAGAGATGTATCGTGACAAATCATAATAAGAGGCGCACATGGTTAAGCTTAAAAAATTAACTTTATTCTTTGCACCTATTGACAGGGTGCAAGAAGTATGGTAAAATACCAATATGTTAAGGAAAGGAGATGCAAAAATGAGAAAAAGATTTTTAATGAAAGTTGTTTCATTTAGCTTCTTAGCAATGTGTTCGGGCTTTATGACTCACACAGTTAAAGCAGAGGAGCGACCCTCGGTAGAGACTTCAACCTTATCAACAGAGACAACTGTTGCAGAAAATAAGCAAGGCAATGTGATTTCAAACAATCCAATCAGTCAAAGCGTTGAATTAAAAGACGTTCATGAGCATTATCAGAAATGTAAGCAAGCTGATGAGGAGAAAGCAAGGCAGATTCGATTAGAAAAACTTCGAAAGAAACGATTGCGAATTAAACGACAACGGTTGAAGCGAAAGCAAGAACTTGAAAAGAGTTCACTTGGAACATTTTTGATCACGGCATATTGTCCATGTTATGAATGTTCTGAAGGATATGGATCTAAGATTGCTTGGAGTCATGCAGGGCATAGATTTGCTCGACCGTATCATACGATTGCGGTTGATAAAAACATTATCCCTTATGGAACAAGAGTTAAGATTGAGGGATACGGTGATACAATCTTTGTGGCAGAAGATTGTGGAGGCAAAGTAAAAGGAATGCATGTAGACGTGTTCAAATCAACACATTCCGAAACAATAAATGTGCAACAGCACAGAAAAATATATGTAGTAAAGTAATTGGCAGTTACTAAAAGACATAGAAACACAAATTAAAATAATTAACTAAACAATATAAACAAGAAAAGGAAAATCCAAAAATTATGAAAACTGAATATGTGAAAGAAATGAATGTCTTGATCGACAGAATCAATGATGCTTCATATGCGTACTACGCAGAGGATAATCCGATCATTTCAGATAAAGAATTTGACGATTTATGCGCTGCTTTAGAACGACTTGAGAGAGATTCTGGCGTTGTTTTGAATAATTCGCCCATCCACCACGTTCAAGGATTTATAATTGATTCTCTGGCTAAAGTAAAGCATACACGTCCAATGTTATCAGCTCAGAAGACGAAGGATGTCAATGAGGTCAAAAAATTTCTTGCGGATAAAATTGGTGTTTTATCGTGGAAAGAAGATGGTTTGACGGTGGTACTAAGGTACGAAAAAGGACGCTTAAAACAAGCAATTACAAGGGGAAATGGCGAAATTGGAGAAGATGTGACTCATACAGCACGTATGATTTTCAATTTACCTCTTGAGATTCCTGATAAGCGTAGTATTGAGGTACGTGGCGAATCAGTTATTAGTTATGAAAACTTCCAGAAAATCAATGAAGCGTTGCATGGTAAATACAAGAACGCAAGAAATCTGGCAGCAGGTACAATCAGGCAGTTAGATGCGAATGTAGCAAAGGAAAGAAAACTTGCTTACAAAGCATTTGAGTTAGTCAAAATTGATGGCGTATCTGAAGAAGAAATGCCAAGTATTGCTGATAGTTTTAAATATCTTGCAGAGCAGGGATTTGACGTTGTAGAACATCAGATTGTTGATCGAGATAATGTTGAAGAATATATTGAGAAATTTGATCCAGAGGCATATGAATATCCTGTTGATGGTCTGATTTTCACTTATAACGACTATCAGTATGGGAAATCTCTTGGGGCAACGAGTAAATTCCCCTTAAATATGCTTGCGATGAAATGGTCTGATGACCTCTACGAAACAACAATCAGAGATATTGAATGGAATACATCTCGTACAGGGTTGATTAATCCAGTCGCAGTATTCGATCCAGTTGATCTTGATGGTGCAGAAACCACAAGAGCTACATTACATAATGTAAGTTACATTGAAGGATTAGAGCTTGGTGCAGGCGATACGATTCAGGTTTATCGTAGTAATATGGTAATTCCAAAAGTACACGATAATCTGACAAGAAGCAATACATTCAAGATTCCAGATACTTGTCCAACCTGCGGTGGCGAAGCAAAAATCATCAACGAGAATGGCAGTAAGGTTCTGAAATGTATGAATCCTGACTGCAAGGCAAAGCTATTAAGCAAGTTTGTGAACTTTGTTTCCAGAGATGCAATGAATATTCAAGGTTTATCTGAGGCAACACTGAAAAGATTTATTGATCTTGGATGGCTAAAAGATTATACAGATATTTATAATTTAGCAGAGTATAAACCTGAGATGAAGAACCTTGATGGATTTGGTGTAAAAAGTGTTTCTTCCTTATTATATAGCATCGAGGAAAGTCGTAAGTGTAAACTGGTTAATTTCGTAACAGCACTTGGCATTGAACTTGTTGGGAAGTCAACGGCAAAGGATATTTGCAAGCTTATTGATAAGATTTCTCTATCGAATAACGAAAATCCATATGATGTGTTTATCGAAAGAATCAAAAAGAGAAAATATTTTGGACATATTGATGGTATTGGTATCAATACTTCATTGTCAATGGATGATTATTTCAAAGAAAACATTGAAATGGTCGAGAAATTAGCTAAAGAGCTTGAGTTTGAGATGCCAGAAAGCAAAAAAGAATCAATGGTTGATCTCACAGGAATGACTTTTGTTGTGACTGGTAAAGTAAATAAGTTTGCCAATCGTAATGCGATCAAAGATGAAATTGAGTCCAGAGGTGGCAAGGTTGCAGGATCTGTATCAAAGAATACGAATTATCTTGTGAACAATGATGTGAATTCTACAAGCAGTAAGAATAAAAAAGCACAACAGTTAGGCATTCCGATCATTGATGAAGATGGATTAATCAAGATTCTGAAGGGAGATACGAGTGAATAAACTAACCATTTACGAATGTTTTGTTAGACAGGGAATCCCAGAAAGCAAAATCGAAAGGTTTGTTGTAAAAGACAATTATGTAGAATATCGCATCTGGGAGCCGTGTTCAATTTGCTATAACGGAGAAACATACAAATATGGTAGACGTTGTAAAGTAAAATATCTTGCTACTCCAGACGAGATGGATCTAGTTTTTGACGAGAGTTACTTCGTTAAAGATGAAGATGCAGAGTTTTGGACAGAAGATTATGAATTCTACAAACAGCAGACAGGTGTAGAACCTTCAGAAATTGATTGGTCGAAACAGAAAGAGATTAAACGACCTAAGTTTTAAAAGGAGAAAATTGAATATGAGCAAAGAAAAAAGCACAGCATGGAAGATTCCAGTAATTATTCTAGTAGGAGTTGTGGCGGTATTTCTAGCCTGCACATTTGGGGTTCAGAGTTCGCAGAACCATGCAATTTCATTAGAAGAACAGGTTGATAAAGCAAAATCTGACATTAATGTACAAGAGAAACGTAGGGTTGATCTGATTTATAACTTGGTAGATTGTGTGAAATCTTATGATAAACATGAGGCAAATACACTTAAAGAAATCGTTAAAGGACGTAGTTCTAAAGGAACTGTTGAAAATGCAAGCACAGCAATTGCAGCAGTTACAGAATCTTATCCAGAACTCAAGGCGGATAAGAACTATAAAAGGTTAATGAACGAATTATCTGTCACAGAGAATTTAATTGCCGAATATCGCAGTAACTATAATCAGCAGATTAAAGAATATAACAGATATGTAAAGAAATTTCCAACACGAATTTTCTTAAATAATCTTGGATATGAAATAAAGAACTATACTTATTTAGAATATAAGGATGCTCCCGAAACTGCACCTCAGCATTTATTTGGAGAGTAATATATGAAGCAACACAAAGGATTGAATTTTGGTAATTATGAGATAACTCCAAGGGAAATCTTAGCGAGTGTAACATTGATCGCAGTCATGCTTGTGTTTGGAATCGTTATCAGTAGTAATATTGATAATTCCATCCTTGATAAAAATGAAGAATACAATCACGCCCTTAAGATAAAAAATGATGATGTTTTTCAATATGGTATGGAAACCAATGTAGGTAACGCTTTTGTTTATGGGAAGTTAGAACCTGTAGACACAGTTACATACAAAGAAATTGGCGGCAAGTATTATTATGTCAGAAAAGTCCGACAAGAGTATCGCAGACATGAAAAAATTGAAAGAGTAAAAGGCAGTAAAGGAAAAGTCCATTACAGAAAGAGAGTTTGGTATTCGTGGGATGACATGTGGAGAGAAAGTAAGACTTGTAAACAGATTAAATTTGCAGGCAAAAAATTCAAGGAAGATAAGATTGATTTCATAGGAAGTCATTACCTAAAAAGAATTTATCATTCTGCTCGTGTCAGGTATGAATACTATGGTATGGAAGCAAAACCAGTTAAGGGAACTGTTTACACAAAACTAAAAAATAACACTATGACAACTTGTGATTTAAATAAGTCAAATTTACATAAAACGGTTGAGTCATATAAGTCGAGTGGAGAAGTTTTGAAAGCAATATTCTGGATTTTTTGGATTATCTTAACTGGCGGTCTAACGTATAGTTTCTATTATATTGACAATGGTTGGTTGGAGTAAACAAAGGAGAAAACAAAATGATTATTACAGGAATGGATCACTTTCAGAGCGTATGTAAGAGAAAATTAGTAGATTGGTATAACAAACATTGCGAAGAAAATCATTTGGCAATGAAAATTGATCTCAGTAATGTGTTTATCGTCTGGAGTTGTAAAACTTTACAGAACTATAAATGTTTAGCATCTACGACAGTAAGCGGTGATGGTATCTATGCAGAGTATACATACAATGGTGATAAGCAGGAGTTATATGAAGATGTGTATAAGAAATTAACAAATGCATGTCATACGGAAGAATAAAGGAGAACTGAATGGACAAAGCACAGAAACATTGAGAACGAATACAGCAGAAAAAGAAAATGGAAGCTGAACAAATTTTGGCTGCAATAGCCAAGAGAGATGCATGGATTATGGATGCGACAGAATGTTTAGTGCGACAGTTTAGAAGATAGGAGAATTTATTATGGATTTTGGAACAGCAATTGATGCAATGAAAGATAAAAGAAAAGTAGCAAGAAAGGGTTGGAATGGGAAAGGTATGTTTTTGTATTATGTTCCAGCAGGAGCTTATGCGCCATGCACAGATATTGCTAAAAGCATTGTAAACAAAGACGGATTAGTTGAATATGGTGCATATATTGCAATGAAAACGGCACAGTGTAATGTGGTTCCTTGGCTTGCAAGTCAGACAGATATGTTGGCTGAAGATTGGATGATCGTAGAATAGATAAAATTAATCTTTGATGAAAGGGATAACAGATGAAGAAATTATTAACTTCGTTATTTGTTGAAAACAAATATCATGCAGGAACGATCTTAGGTACAATCTTAGGATTAATGGTTGTAATCGCTGTCAACTTTGCAATCGTAAATCTGTTTATTTGGTTACTACATTTTGTTGTGGTAAATCCGCTAATTGTTCCAACGAAAACAAAATGGATTATCGCAGTAATTCTTACAATTTTAGAAAACATCTTTAACAGGTAGGTGATTAAATGGCTTTGATTGGAGCAATTTTAGGAGATATTTGCGGTTCTCAATATGAGTTCCGCAGACCTCACAATTTAGATTGGAAGAACTGTGAATTGTTTACAGATAAATGTAAATACACAGATGATACAGTTCTCAGTATTGCAACAGGTATGTGGTTGTTAGATGAAACCAATAAAGAACCTTGGGAGTTCTATTTAGAATATGGTAAGAAATATTCTGGCGTAGGATATGGAGAAATGTTCGAAGACTGGTTGTACGATGATGGAAACCATGTAAACGAGAGTTTTGGCAATGGATGCGCAATGAGAGTTTCACCAATTATGATGTATTTTAATGGATTTTCAGACAATCCAGATGCATTTAAATTTTATATTGATATTGCACGATATACATGTGAGAAAACCCACAGCCACTCAGAATCTTACAAAGGAGCATCGGTTGTGACAAGTTGTTCTTTTATGGCTCGTTGGGGCAGATCAAAAGAAGAAATTTACAAATATGCCTTAAGGTTTTATCCATCTAGTCAGTATACATATGGTGTTGATCGACCACTTGAAGATTATAGAAAGAATTATGTTTGGTCTGCGACAGTTCAAGATAGTGTGCCTGTGGCAATTAGATGTTTCTTGGAAAGCGAAGATTATGAATCATTCTTAAGAAATGTATTATCTTTACCATGTGACACAGACACGATTGCTGCTATTGGCGGTGGTATTGCAGAAGATTTCTACAAGAAGACATTTGATAATTCAAATGAAATCTTAGAAAGATATTTGCCAAAAAAATTATTAGATGATGTTAGCAAAATTTACAATGAAATGCCATAAGGTAGGTGATTCAATATCATAAAGAAAATCTTAAAATTTTTCTTGTCGATGATCGTACTGACCATCGTCTGGTTTCTTGCAACATTCATATCTGTTGGTGTATTTGCATTTGCGTTTTGGATAATAACAAATATTGTAATACCAATTGGAGTAGTAGTAATTGTAACAATTGTATTAATGGCGATCGCCTTCTATGTGGTGACATCGTTCATGGATTGATAGATTAAAAGGAGAATATATTATGAGAATTAAAAAATTATTAATCGCTGGAGCATTAATGTTAACAGTAGCAGGATGCGTTTCAGCATATACCATTTATGCAGATACACTAAATAACAACACCGACAAACAAGTTGCTGCAACAAAAGAAGGTAAGTCGACTACAGAAACTACAAAGAGTACAACAGAACAGAAAAATAATAAGAAAAATGCCGTCAAAGAAGATCCTAAAGATACAACAAATGATGTATCGGCAACAACAGAAGAAGAAAAAAATACTGAAAATTCTACCGCAGACGACACGGACGATGCAGATTATACAGAACCAGAATACCCAGATGACGCAGATGAAACTTGCGATCATGTGTGGGCAGAAAAAACAATTGCTTATGATTCAGAGAATGGGTATCATTGGACAACTTATTGTGAAAAATGTGGGACTGTAAAAACAGAACCTGCTACAGAAGAGGATTATGAAAGACTCGACCCTGCAACAAAAGTAAAAGAAGAAGATATTGAATATGTAGATGATGATTCTGCTGAGGTCGTAGAGGAATCGTCAGAAACAGCAACTGAAAACTAAAATATAGCCTAAGGAGAAAATGAGTATATGACAAAATTAGATCAGTTAAATTTATTAAAGGATAGAAAAGCCGTCTTAATCGCTAGAGGCAAAGATAACGGCAAAATCGTAACAAAAATCAATAGAAGAATCAAGAAATTAGAAAAGGACTTATAGAGATGGTAGGAGATAAAAGTAATGTTTTAATCGCTCTGGTTGGACGATCTGGAGCAGGCAAAAGTGTCTCAGCAAAGTATCTGGAAGATATTTACGGTCTGAAATATCTACGATCATACACTACCAGAGAGAAGAGAGCAGATAAGCTTGATGATCATACATATGTAAATCTAGTCCAGTATTCAAGAATTACAGGCAAGGTTGCAGAGAATCATTACACTGGAAATTGGTACTGTGCTACAGAAAGTCAGTGTGATGATGCAGACGTATATGTAGTTGATGTTCCAGGATTAAAACAGTTAAAAGAAAATTATCATAAGAAACATATCTTGGCATTATGTATTGATACACCAAGTTCTACACGTATTCAGAGAATGAAAGATCGTGGAGATACAAGTGATGCAATTGATGAAAGAATGAAAAAAGACGAATCTGCTTTTGAAGAAGCTTATGATTTATGTGATGCAATTATTAATAATGAAGGAAGTTTATCTATGACTTGTTTAAATATTATGGCTGAGCTAGAAAGATTTAAAAGACAGATTAGAGACACGGAAGGAGCGACAACAAAGGAAGTTGATCAGAACGATTAATCAGCTTAGAAATTTAGTTTCTAAACTACATATAGAAAAAGAGGTACTTGTGAAAGATGTAGAAACAGGTAAAACCATGATAATTGAAAGTGTATCAACCGAAAAGATTGATGGTGATGGTAATGATGCACGATATACGTTGAACTGTAAGAAAGCAGGAGACGGGTGCGTTACATATAGATGATGATATTATTACATAATTTATTGGAGGTGAATTGGCATGGATGTAACTTTATATACTACGCATTGTCCAAAATGCGGGATTCTTGAGAAGAAATTAGCTTCCAAGAATATCAAATATGAAGAAGTAACAGATACGCAAGCAATGCTTGATAAAGGATTTGTGAATGTTCCGATTTTAGAAGTTGACGGAATCGTCATGGATTTTACTAAAGCAAATACTTGGATCAACGAACACTAGGAGGATATTTTATTGAATATTAATATTAAAGTAAACAAAGATTTTGAGAAAACATTTAATCAGATTGATTCTAAATATGGAGAAGATTTTGAGATTTTAAATGGGTTCCATGAATCGCAGCTCAATTTTTCAGATTTTATTGATGGATTTGTAGATAAAAATGTGGCAGACGTCACGATTGATGGTAATGCAAACGCACATCACAAAGATATTTGTAGTTTGTGTGGCGAAAAAGGAAAGTCTGAAGATAAACTGTTTGCCTTTAATAAAATTTTCTATGAATTAAAGAAAAAATATGGGTTACGTACAGCCAAAGAATGGCTTGAAACCGAATACAACGGTGGTTTCTATTTGCATGATGCACCAAGTTCTACATACAAGCCATATTGTTATGCGTTTGACTTAACAAGATTAGCAAAAGAAGGATTATTTTTCTTAGAAGGATATAATAATCAGGCTCCAAAACATTTAACAACATTCTTAGATGATGTAATCGAATTTGTATCATTTATGAGCAATCGTAGTTCTGGTGCTTGTGGGCTGCCAAATGTGTTATTATGGACATTTTATTTCTGGAAGAAAGATTGCGAAGAAAAATATTACTTAAAAGATCCAGATTATTATATTAGACAGTCTTTTCAGAAATTTATCTATAGATTAAATCAGCCATTTTTACGTGTCGATCAGTCTGCATTTGTTAATGTTTCAATTTTTGACAAACCTTATTTAGAAGCATTGTTTGGCGGAGTTGAATTCCCAGATGGAACTTTTGCCATTGATTACTTAGATGAATTAATTGAGCATCAGAAAATTTTCATGGAAGTTGTCTCAGATATTCGAAGTCACAACATGTTTACCTTCCCTGTTTTAACATATTCTCTTCTATATAAAGATGGTAAATTTGAAGACGAAGAATTTGCCAGATGGTGTTCTGACCACAACACAGTGTGGAATGATAGTAACTTCTTTATGAGTGACAATGTTGGAGTGTTATCTAACTGTTGTAGATTACTTTCAGATACATCAAAACTTGATGGGTTTATTAATTCTATCGGTGGAACAGCATTATCTATTGGATCTGTCAAAGTAAATACGATCAACCTGATGAGAATTGCATATGAAACCGATTTTTCTGAAGCTAAATATCTGAAAAAATTAAGAAAAAGAACAGAATTATGTTGCAAGACATTGGATATTGTAAGGCATATTATTAAAAGAAATGTAGAAAAAGGGCTTCTTCCAAATTATTGCGATGGCGGTATTGAAATGGACAAACAGTATTGTACGGTTGGAATTCTTGGGTTATACGAAGTTATCGAAGCATTTGGATACACAGAAACAGATGAATTTGGTAACACGTCATATACAGAAAAAGGAATTGCATTTGCGAGTAAAATTTTTGATGTATTAAACGATGTTAAAGATAACTTCACAAATGAATTTAGTTTTAATGTTGAGAGCGTTCCAGCCGAAAGGGCAGCGGTAATTCTTTGCCAGAAAGATAATCTGTTATACGAAAAAGATGAAAAATTTATTTACTCTAATCAGTGGATTCCTTTATCTCAGAAATGCACAATCCAAGAGAAGTTAAAACTAAGTTCTATCTTAGATATTAAATGCTCTGGAGGGTCTATTGCACATATCAATTTGGAAACCAATTTCCCTAACACTGATATGGCATGGGATGTATTAAACCAGATTGCAGCAGCAGGCGTTATTTACTTTGCATTCAACACAAGGATTAACGAGTGTGACAATCATCATGGCTTTGTTGGTACAGATGTTTGCCCAGTATGTGGACATGGTGTTTATGATACATATCAGAGAATTGTTGGGTTCTTAGAGCCTGTTAGATCATATTCAGAAACACGAAAAAAAGAGTTTGAAACAAGACAGTGGTACGAATATGCTCAGATGAAACAGGAGTAACGTATGAGACTAAAAGCATTGATTGATGAAGATTTTACAAATTATAAAAAACCATCAATGTTTATTGGAACTATTTCATGTAATTGGAAATGTTGCAAAGAGCAGAATTTAGATGTGTCTATGTGCCAGAATTCTGCTCTGGCACAATCCGATATGGTTGAATTGGCAAATGAAATAATTGTTAAACGATATAAGAACAATGCGATTACAAAAGCAATTGTGTTTGGTGGGTTAGAACCATTTGATCAATATCAAGAAATGATTGAATTAATTTCCGAATTTAGGAGACAGAAAATCTACGATGATATTGTTATTTATACAGGATATTACGATTATGAAATTCCAAAAGATCGCTTGCAAAATTTATTAGGATTGCAAAATATTATTGTGAAATTTGGTAGATATATACCAGATACAGATCAAAGATATGATGAAGTTTTAGGGGTAATATTAGCAAGTGATAACCAATATGCAGAAAGGTTGGATGGAACTAATGCAAATTAAAGTAAATAAAGATCAAGAATTAGTAAAATCTATTAGACAGAAATTAAAAGAAAATGGTGGATATTGCCCATGTTCATTATTAAGGAATGAAGACACAAAATGTATGTGTAAGGAGTTCAGAGAAATGAAACAAGGAGAATGCCATTGTGGTCTATATATTAAAGTAGATGATTCACAGGAGGGATAACACATCAAGAAGCAAAACTTAATAGGATTCGTGAATGAATATGGAATCCGTGTTTTAGGTATATGTGATGATGACTTACAAAAAGAATTAAACAAAAACAACAAGAGCAAAGCAGTGTTTTTTCATTGCCAGTGTCATTGCGGAAAAGAGTTCGATACAAGACAGCAGAATATTAAAAAGATCAAGTCTTGTGGGTGCTCACGAAATAAACTTAAACAAAAAGGAAAACAGGCAATTGGCGAAAAATATGGCAGATTAACAATTATTGGAGTAGATGAAGAAAGAACCGCTGCTAAAAATAAAGATGGAAAACATGGTGGATTGTTTGTTATGTGCAAATGTGAATGTGGTAATATCAAAAGTTATCACTATGGGTCTGTGAAATCTGGGCATACAATCTCATGTGGTTGTTCAAAAATTAATAATCCTAAGAATATGCACGATTTAACTGGTAAAAAATTTGGAAGACTAACAGTTGTTCGAAGAGACATAGAAAGAGATTCATCTGCTAATCGTAAAGGGAATGTGCATTGGTTATGTAAATGTAATTGTGGAAATCCAAAATTATCTAGTGTTACAGGATATTGCTTGGAAAGTGGACATACACAATCTTGCGGTTGTCTTGCATCAGAAGCAATTGCAGAAAGAAATAAAAGAGTATCGACAAAATATAATAAGGCTGACGTATCCGATGATGTAGTTAAAATCTATGGAGAAGATGGGTCTTTCTTTATAGTAGATCGAGAGGATTATGATTACGTTAAAAATTGGTTTTGGAGAAAAGATCAGAAAGGTTATTGGATAACCAATTCAAAAAAAGAAGATGTTGAAATTTACAATAAAAAGATGTTAAGAGTACATCAATTAATTGCAGCTCGCAAATATGGTGAATACAATACTAAAATTCTTTTTCCAGATCATTTATCAAGAGATAAATCAGATAATCGTCGTTGTAATTTGATTTTAAAAAGCAACATGGACAATATGAAGAATCGATCTTTGAGTAAAGCAAATACTTCTGGAAAAACAGGGGTATGCTTTGTAGAATCGAAAAATATGTGGAGTGCCTATATTACTATTAATTACAAAACAATTTATCTTGGCGATTATCAAAAATATGAGGATGCTGTACGGGCAAGATTGAAAGCAGAAGAAAAATATGGGTTTACTTGCGATGATAAAGTTGCAGCGTATGATAATTAATACAAAAGGAGAAATAGATGTTAAAAAATAAAGCGAATATCAAATACACATTAGACCACAGGAAAGCATTTAGGCAGATGGAGAAACATTTGTTAGGACATAACACAGTCAGAGGATATCTGCATGATCTTGACAAGGTGTTTTTATACATGATCTTAGATGTGCGTACAGCTCATAATTTCCATCGCAATCACGCTAAACACCATAGTTTAAAAGCCAAAACTCATGCAGATTATGTACAGATGGTAATTGACTGGGAATGTGCTAGGTTTACAAAACCAGATAAACCACTGAACGCCAGAGAAACTTTGGATGCATATTATCCAGAATTAAAGGCTAAGGTATTACCTGTGATTGAAGAATTAGGATTGTAAAATTCCACTTTTATCCCACTATAGAAAGGAGTGTACTAATTATGCCAAAATCAAAAGATTGTCTACAGGATAAAGACTTTTTACAATATGTTCCTACAAAATTTCAGCAGAATCGTAAGACAATGTTAAAGAAAAGAAATCGTAGGAAGAGTTATCATCAAAGGTTAGCGAGACTTAAAAATATCGGTGGGTATCCTGAACCTGTGCAATATGTAGACAAGTATTATTGTGGATTCTATGAAATACCTCGTAAGAAACCTTATTATAAAAGGTTATATATCAGCAATTGGGATGATTACAGATTTCATAAGAGACTGTCTAACAAGAAAGTTCGCAGAGTATTAGATGTGTCAAGTCGAGGTGGCTATAAGAAAGTACACGATCTATGGTGGGAGACACTTTAGAAAGGAGATATTCATGAATAACAGAGATTTACCAAAGAAAGACGATATTTGCAAACATTTCAAAGGACATTTCTACAGAGTAATTGACCTTGCAACACATACAGAAACAAATGAGAAACTGGTAATTTATCAGGCAATGTATGGTGATTTCAATATTTACGCTAGACCAGTAGAAATGTTTCTGAGTGAAGTTGATCACGAGAAATACCCTGATGTGGAACAGAAATACAGATTTAAAAGAGTAGGAGAAAAATCATGCAGATGACATTGATCTGCAATATTTGTGAAAAGTTGGCATTGACGCTTGGAGCAATTGGGCTTGTAGGCTTTGCAGTGTATCTAATCATTGCAATTGTATTAAGTGTAAAAAACAAATTTATCGAGCCATTGTATAGTGTATTTCCACAAGAGCAGCCTTGGTATTTGAGTTTCATGTATATTTCAATTGGATTTTTATTTTTGATTAAATATTAAGGAAGGTTGGTGTAGAGGTATATTCAAAGTAATAATTATGGTACTGAGCATAATTGAATGGATACTGATTGGCTGGTGTGTCATTTCAGCTACTATATGTAATATTTTATTCTTCAAACATGAGAAAGAGATTGACAAGCACATCTCTTTCTGGTTTAAATCAGCAGTATTGGCATACTTAATGGGATTCTTTGTTTTAGGAGTTGCCGTAATACTAATAAATATATAATAATGTAACATTTCTAGTTACATTTCTGATGACTATTCGAGGAGAAATATCTATAGATTAGACATGTCTTATTTCTTCCATATGATGACTTTAAAATTTTGTTTTTATTTTCTGTCATTTAAACCTTGTATTTACAAGGCAGCGCACTGCGTTTTACCTAGGATTACTTGATAAAACCTTTCTTATGTATTTGTTTTTATATTGTTTTACCTACAGAAATTGAAACGTAGATAAAAACAAAACTTCAAGAGGTTTAAGAGTTTTGAGTTTATGTGGCGGTGTAGAAACAGGATTATATGCTTTACAACAACTTGATATTCCAATTGAAGAATATCATACATATGAAATTCTACCAGAAGCTATTGCGGTTTCATCGTATCATTTTCCATTTATTATACATCATGGCGATTTATATGAAGCAGATTTTAAACAGTTTGAAGGATTTGATCTGATCCTAGCAGGTACATGCTGTCAGAGTCTATCAAGAGTACGAATTGAAGATAAAGGCGTAAATGCTGGATTGAATGGGAAATCTGGGATTTTCTATAAAGCTGTTGAGGCATTAAAGATTATAAAACCTAAATGGTTTATGTTTGAAAATGTGATTCCGTCACAAGATGATGATTTGAAAGAAATGACTGAATGCATTGGCGTTGATCCGATCTTGATTGATTCGGCATTATTCAGTGCTCAGTCAAGAGAAAGGTATTATTGGACAAATATTCCACTTAATTCGTTGCCAACAAGGCAAAATTCATTGGTACTGAAGGATATTATGGAGTCGGATGTACCACAAAAGTATTTTTATAACAAACCATTTGAAATATTAGATATGGACAAACGTGTCTGTGGCGAACTAAAAGTCAATACTTTCGAAATGAATCGCAGAATATACAACCCAGAGTTCAAATGTTGTACGCTGACTTGTATAAATGGTGGGTATCAAGAAAAGAAAGTTCTTGATCATGAGAAACCTAGAAAATTGACAGCAGTTGAGTATGAAAGATTGCAGGGACTACCTGATAATTACACAGATATTAAAATTGGCAATAGAAATTTAAGTTATTCAAAACGATGTAGTCTGATGGGCAATGGGTGGACAGAGCCAGTAATTGAATGGATTTTGAGTGGAATTAGAAAGGATTCAGATGTTTAAGATACAAGAAATTGGCAGGTCTCCAACACCTAAGAAGCCAATTACTGTATATGCAGTTCGTGAAGACAAAGATAGTTATTGTGATTTTGAAACAGTTGAATTCCTCATATACAAAGACGATAACTGGGTTTGGGTAAGTGGTTTATGTTATGAACCATATGGATTAAATGGATCGTGTGAAATATAAAAGGAGAGTTAATTGTTTCAGAAATTAAAAGAGAAAATTAGAAAATGGTTGTTAGAAATTCTACAACCTGATATTGATGCCTTAAAAAATGAAATTAATGAAAGTAACACTACATTAAGATTTGCCACAAACAACTGCAATGAGGCGGCTCGTCAGTGTCAGATTTCAATACAACAAAATGAAGAGATGAAGAAAATGTATAACCGAATTACCGATGTAGCAGTTGATGTTGGATTTCATGATGTAGAGCATTCGTGGGCAGTTGTATGTGTCGAAGGAAGACCTGAATATGTAAAATTTATTCCTTTAAGCGGTGCAGATACTAGAACTGTTATGAATTTTTTAAGACAGTTTCAGTATTCACAGCCAATTGTTGATAGTCCATTAAGATTCAAAGATGAACTTCAGAGATATTTTATATAGGAGGAGATTAGCTATGACAAATAAACCAACAACACTGATTATTAAAGACAGAGGAACAGGAAAAACTACACAATTACTTTATACAAGTGCAACAACACAGTATCCGATTATTGTACAGAACAAATTGCAGACAAAACTGTTATTAGACAAAGCAAACGATCTTGGCTTAATTATTCCAGTGCCTATGACTGTAGAAGAATTTAAGAACAATCGTGGAATGAATTATGATCGTGTTCTTGTTGATGAAGGATACAACTTAATTGGCGAAGCTCTTGATTATTATTTAGGCGCACATGTGGCAGCAGTGACGCTTACTGATAGAATAAAAGAATTTGCAGATAAGAAAGCGGTGAGATTGTGATGGAAGAACCAAATTATATAACAGTTGGACAGCTTAAAAAAGAGTTAGAAAAATATTCAGATGATACACCAGTATTGTTCGGTTGCGATATGGAAGACGAATTTGCTGAAACAATTGAAGACGACACTATCACAATCGATTATGGAATAGGTTATCGCAATTGTAGGATTGTGAGAATTTGTTAAGGAGGATTTATGTCTAAAAAATTAACAAGAGAAGACTATGGGGGGGGTCTTTGGACGCAACCCTGTTACAGTAAGAGATCTTATCTCTAAGCTAGAAAAATTTGATAAAGACTTGATTATAATAAGTGGAATTAATACGTATAACGAAACAATTACCACTTTAAAAGAAATTGACGTTCAGGACATTGTCTTGGATAACGGAACGCTTATTTCTGGATCAGTGGTGCTTATTTCATAGGAAATAATCAATTTACATAAAAGAAATATTTAATTTGCGAAAGGAGTGGTAAGCGTATGTTCACGAACGATAAACCTTTCATAGTATCGGGAAGTCTAAAAGATACATTTAACGGGACGTTGGAAAAGACATTGAGATTCATTGTTGATATTTATGGAGAAACAGCAGATGAATTACGTGGAATTAAAGAAGTAGACGGAAAGTTATACTTTGGATGGATACCGACAAAAAACAGAGATGACGATGCTTTAGATGAAGAATATATGAAACAGTGGGATATTGTATTGTCTGGAGATATTATGAAACCATCTTTCAATATGTTGATAGAGATTATCATTAATTGGTTGAATAGTGACAACGCAGTATACGAGTATGACAGATTATATTATGAAGAAGATGATCTTGATTACGCTGAAGAGTTGATCAAAGGATGGACGATTTCTTCTATTACATATGATGACAATTGCCCAAGTTTTAGCGTATTTTCTGTTACACCACGATGGGGAGAGATTGGCAAATGATTGAAATTTTAAAAGAAGGAACAAAGAAAAAGACAACCTGTAAAAATTGTGGCGCAGTTTTAAGTTATGAAATGGAAGATGTATGTAGGTGTCAAAATTCTCCATGGGATACTGGACATGGATATATTATAGATTGTCCAGATGTTGAAGCATTCGGTCACATTACATGTCCGCAGTGCAATTATAGAATCGACGTTTGATATATAAAATAAGATAGAAAGGTGGTGAAAAGCAGTGCATCCTAACCGATTTTTTGATGAATGCGCTATCAGAACAGGAATTGATACAGTTGAAATTTTTGATGAAGAATTACGATCTAAGCTACGTGATACACACCCAAAGAACTTTATCAAAACAAGAATAGAATTGCCAGTATATCAAATCAAACTAGCATATTTTACAGCAAAGGGAAACTATAAAAATGCATACAGATATGCAGTATTCAACTCAAAAGATGATAACGAGTATTCTGATTTTTGGCTCGATATGTTTGTAAGAGATTACAATAATGAGAATCCAGATCATCCAATGAAAGATTGCGAAATCTTAGATATGAAATATATCGGAGACGCTGTGCTGCCGATTGGTTAGGCTTCAACCATCTGTGCTAATTACCTTTAGAATATAAAGGTTTTCACGAAGATATGATTCAACGGATCGTTGGTTAGATTGTATCGAAAAAGTAATGTGATAGTGATGTAAAAAGACACTCACCAAGTATGGCTTTACCTCACGGAAAACGAAATAAATTTTCGTGAGGAAGTACATTTGGTTAAGAAACCTAAGAATATTGATGAATTATTGGACACATGCCCTGTAAACAAGACAATTTGTGACAACATGATTCGGGCATGGTCAATTATAAACAGAACTGATTATAAAAAGATTTTATGCTCAATTTCTGGCGGAGCTGACAGTGATGTGATGCTAGACATTATATGGAAATGCGACATACATAACAAGGTTGATTACATGTGGTTTGATACTGGTTTAGAGTATCAAGCAACTAAAGATCATCTGAAATATCTTGAAACCAAATATGGTATTGAGATCATCCGACAGAAAGCAATCAAAGCAATTCCGTTATCGTGCAAGATATATGGGCAACCATTTATGTCCAAGTATGTCAGCGAAATGATGTATAGATTGCAAGGTCACGGATTCCAATGGGAAGACAAACCATTTGATGATTTATACAAGAAGTATCCGAAGTGCAAATCTGCTCTTATGTGGTGGTGTGATTCACACGGTACGTTAAATAATGGCAAAAGATTGAGTAGTTTCAACATTAACTACAACAGATTTTTAAAAGAATTTATAGTCCAGAATCCACCGCAATTTAAGATTTCTGGGAAGTGTTGTAACTATGCTAAGAAAGATGTATCTCATAAAGCAATAAAAGACAATGGGTACGATCTAAGTATTGTAGGTGTTCGGAAAGCCGAAGGCGGAGTAAGGGCATCAAGATATAAAAGCTGTTTTGATAAAAAAGTCGGGCAGTGTGATCAATATAGACCAATTTTTTGGTATTTGGATAGCGACAAATCAGAATATTGTGCATATTTTAAGATTAGTCACTCGGATTGTTATAGCAGATATGGGTTAAAAAGGACAGGCTGTTGTGGGTGTCCGTTCGGTAAAGATTATCAAAACGAACTTGATATCGTCAAACAATTTGAGCCAAGAATGTATAACGGTATCTGTAATATATTTAAAGATTCTTATGAGTATACAAAACAATATAGAAAATTTGTAAAGGAGAGAAAACTTGACGTTAGATAAAGAAGATATTTATGACATTGCCAAGGCGGTCGTAAAAGTAATTGAAGATAAAGACATGATGAAGTCGGAAGAAAATGATTGTACATCAGAAAAAGTAGAGCTTCAAACATTAAATGCTGGTGATACCTTTAAGGTAGCAGGGTATGAATGGATCGTATTAAATCAGTTTAAATATGCTCAAACTTGTTTTTGCATCATGAAAGATTTTTTGAGTGATACAAAGCCATTCGACACATATTGTAACAGATGGGAACCTAGTCGTCTTCGTCACGATTTAAAATATATCGGATGTGAAATTGAAGATAATTGTCATCATGATGTGTTGCAGTATATGGAACGTGATTTAATGGCACTTGATGGAACAATGGCGAATGAAATAAGTATTGATAAAGTTTCTTTACTAACTTTAGACGAATATAGGCTATACAGGGAGTATTTAGAGTACCCAACAAAATTTCCAGGTCATATTGAATGGGTATTATTAACTGCCGTATCAGAAGAAAATTGTTCAGCTATTTGTGCTGTTGATACATGTGGTGTTGTCAAACAATGTTATTGTGCGGAGTCTTTTAACATTCGTCCAGTATGTACATTTAGATCAGATGTACTAGTAGAGAGAGTGCACTCATGAATGCAAATGATAAGTTAAAGAAATGGATCAATCATAATTATTTGACAAAAGGAGATAGAAGAATGATTACAGATAAAACAAAATGGGATGACGAAAACTATTATAGCAAAAATTTCAAAGAAATCATGTACGACAAAATTACAGAAGGAATTGATTTAACGGAAGGCGAGCTTAAAGAATTAATTTATGATTATCGGCACATACATGTAGATGAGACTTCAAGAGATGACCTGAGATGGGTTAAGCCAATGACAAGCATTATTAAAATTCGAGACAAGTATTTTGCGATTGATTGGTTTAAGGGGCTGACAGAAATGCAGGGAGATGAATTCTATGATCAGCCATACGAAGTGAAGAGAGTAGATAAAATGGTTCCTGTAACTGAATGGGTTCCAGTAAAACAGGATTCATAAAATAAATGTTTTGTGTACAAAAAAAGATACCACCTCAATTAAGAAGTGGTATCTCGTATACAAAATTACACCGTTTCCAAACTAAGTTGATTTATGTGCAAATTTATTATAGCACAGGAAGGAGAAATATGGAACAGGTTTTTACATCAGACTATGAGGATGTTTATAAAGTTAAAGATGGCGTAATGTTTCACGTTAAGAAATATAGCAGGGTGCGTGATGAAAAAACTGGTAGATACCGATGTATTAAGCTTGAAGATAGAATGAAGCTTAAAAACTATATTAAAGATAAGAGCTATCAAAATTGTTGTTTAAAAATTGCAAGTGAAGATGTGCATATTGACAACGGGTTTTGGTCTGGTGAGTATACATTGATCCAGAAAGGTTCAGTGTTTGACGGTGATTTTATTATTAAACCAGTTAGTCCACATTTTTATCGGTATGAAATTAAAACATCTGGAGACGCATTTAATGGAGATATTATCCAAATGAATAAAATGGTTAAAGATATCATGGAAGTAATAAATGGCGAAGTGTATAAGGATATTTTTGAGCAGTTAAATCAAATTGGGGACCTTCGTTATAAACCACATTATGAGTAAGAGAAATAAAATTTGACTTTGAAATAAGAAAAGGAGAGATAAGAAACTTGGCAAAAGAAAGAGCGTTAGCACATATTGAAGAAATTGCATGGATTAAACCAATTGATGGTGCAGATAATATCGAACTAATTGGCGTTCTTGGTTGGGTATTAATCGCAAAAATTGATGAATTTAAAGTTGGGGACAAAGCTGTATTTGTTGAAATTGACAGCAAATGCCCAGCAGATGATGAGAGATTTGCTTTTCTAGAGAAGAAGCATTATAAGGTCAAAACAATGAAACTCGGAAAATTTAAATGTTTTAGTCAAGGGTTAGCATTACCACTTACATTATTCCCAGAATTATCTGATAGAAAACTTGGTGATGATGTTACAAAGGAATTAAGAATTACATATTCTTCCGAAGAAGATCGTAAGAGAAAATCGAATAAAGTAGATACAAACGCTAAATATAAAGCTATGGCTGCAAGACATAAAGAATTTTTCTCGAAACCAATCATCAGAAAAATCATGAGGTACGACATTGGTAGAAAAATTTTATTCTTGTTCTTTGGTAAGAAAAAAGATAATCCTAAACAGTTCCCATCATGGATTGTGAAGACAGATGAAAACCGAATTGAAAATTGCCCATTCTATCTTGAATCTAATGAGGAGTGGGTTCAAACAGAGAAAATTGATGGAACGTCTTGCACATATGCTGTTGATCGGATGAAACGTGGCAAAAACAAATTCGAGTTTGTTGTATGTAGTAGAAATGTCCGACAGGCTGACAGAGATCAGGAATGTTATCATGACTCAAATATCTACTGGGAACTTGCCGACAAATATAATATTGAAAAGGTTTTAAGTGACTATGCTATTGCAAATAATTACGATCGTGTTGTTTTACAGGGAGAAGGTACAGGTAGCGTACAAGGAAATCCTTATAAATTGAAAGACAATCGCTTATTCGTATTCAATTTGGTAGTTGAAGGAATTCGTAAAGGTACACAGGAAATGGCAAAATTCTGTGAAGAAAACAACTTAGAACATGTGCCAATTATCAACGAACACTACAAAACGCCTGACACGATGGAAGAGATTAAACTTCAGGCTGATGGATTCAGTATTATCAATCCAAAAGTTAAAAGAGAAGGATTTGTATACAGAAGTCTTGACGGACAGCAAAGTTTCAAAAATGTCAGCAGAGAGTATCTGCTAAAACACCAGTAAAATAAAGGGTTTTTGACGATTGGATTTTTACATAAAACTCGAATTTTATAACACGAAAGGAGAATCATGAGCGAAAGAAAACCAAGACTTACACTATTATGTGGTTTATCCGCATCAGGCAAATCACAATACATAAACACTGTTTCACAAGACAGTGGTGATGAAGTTATCACTATATCAACAGATGGTATTAGAGAAAATATATGTGGAAGAGTAGAAGATCAGTCCAAAAATAAAGAAGTATTTCAGACATTTCATAGTCTAATCGTTAAATATCTTAAAAATGGTATGGACGTATTTGCAGAAGCAACGAATATTACTATGAAATCCAGAAGAGCCATTCTCAATGTCATCAAAGGAATTGATTGCGAGAAAGTTTGCGTGGTGATCGTAAAGCCGATTAATGAGTGTAAGAAAGACAATATCGACAGAGAACATCCAGTTCCAGGATATGTAATTGACAAACAGGCAAGAAAATTCCAGATTCCATTCCTTGAAGAAGGATGGGATAAGATTGAATTTGTTGATCATATAACCGATATAAACAGATATATTTTCAAGATTGAAAACAAATGGGTTCCAGAAGAGTATAACGACTTTGACCAGAAGAATCCGTATCATATGGAATCTCTTGGCAAACATATGACTGATGCTTACGATTTTTCAAAAAAGATTCATAACGATTATTCAGTGTCAGTGGCTACAAAATATCATGATATGGGTAAATTATACACTCAGACATTCGATGAAGATGGTGTGGCACACTATTACGGACACGAAAATATTGGGGCATATATGATGTTAGTTTATGAGGTTGCAAATCAGCATTCTTTATTTGTAAATCACAATATAGGAGACATTGCTTTCTATATTAACTACCACATGTTACCGTTCCAGTGGAAGCCTAACAATACTAAAACAGAAACAAAATGGGCAAAACGCTTTGGATCAAAAAAATATCATAACTTATGGTCTCTGCATATCGCTGATTTGGTTGCTTCAAAGAGAGAGAAAGGCTTATCTGAAGCTTTAAAAGCTAAGAGAGGTTTTGATAATGAATTTGATCTATAACCCACCTAACCCAGACGCTCAGTTAAACAATCCGTGTTATTACGATTCTGAGCAGTTTGAGTTAGAGGAAGAGTTTGAAATTCAAAATTATCCAGATGATGAAGAGGAGAATACAGATGATTAAATTACATTTATGGCAGTTTATGCTTTGCAATTTTGGAACTGTTGCCATTGGCACATTTCTTGGTGCTATGGTAGCAGGCGGATTCCTTATTCGCAAACTTGACATTGCCAGACTTCAGGAATTGATTGATGGCAATGAAGCAAAGATTGAATTTCTCGAACAGGAACGAGAAGAAATTGATGATGAAATCGATGAATTAGACGATAAGTCTGATGAAGATAATGATGACATTATTACAGGCGAGGAGGATGAGGAATAATGGAAGAACTTTCCAAAGCGGTTATTGAGTTACAGCTCTCATATGGCTTGAGTCTGCGAACAATTCAGAAGATGGTGCGTGATGTATACAAAAATACAAATGATGCACCGCCAACAGGTATTACACCTAAGACAACTAAATCAAAATCAACTAAATAAGGAGTGAATTACTACGGCTAATTTCTTACAGCGTAAAGAATATTTTGGAAAGTATCGTGTTGTAGCAGCATATAACATGGATACTAATGATTTCCCTAGAACTGATGCAGGATTAATAGATCCTAGCTTTGATGATTTGTACATAAAATGCTCATTTGGTAATCAGATATATTACTACGGAAAAGGCAAGCATAGAGGCGAATATACCCTTATAGCTTATATCCCATCATTAATAAGAGGGCGCAACATTATAAAGGCGATTCGAGAGATAGACGAAGATATTCCCTTTTGTATAGAAGAAACTGATAAAGAGTTGCTATTTAGATTCGACATAAAACATCTTGATACAGTTGCTGAACTTCTAAAGGCACAGAAGAGTAGAATCCGTGATGATGGAACTTACAAATATATCTCACCTTTTTCACCGAAAAACTTGCCAAAAACACCTTATAAAATTCCAGATAATGAATTGAGTACCTACAAGAAATTAACTGCAAATTTGAAGCGTGAGGAGATGTATAAGATAGGGCAGATTGCAACTAGATTCTTAAAAGAAAAGATATGCTCACGCAAGTTTACATTCCAAGACTTGAAAGCAGAACAGAAGAAGATGGGATTGAAAGGCAAAAATTATATTCACGCCAAAGGTTTATGGGATGAATATTGCCGATACACAGAAAATGAACTACGCAAGGAGAATTTACTATGAGTACAAATAATGTAATGATGACTGAAAACGATAAAAGAAACGTAGGAAACGCAAGTTTACAGAAGCAGATTAAAGAAGAAAAACACAAACTTGATTTCATTAAAGATGTTGACAAGCTGCTCAAAAAATATAAATTGCCAAAAGATTATCTGTATCTGGCGGCTAAAAAGTCAAGTCTTAACACAGATCGTCAGTTATACATGATCGAAGTTGAAACATTTAATAACGGTGTGTATGACGGAAATGTAACTTTGATTGTGCATGGTACTGAAGATGAAGTAAAAAAACAAAAAGATCTGTTGGTTGAAAAATTAAAAGAACAGTACAAAGACGAACCAGAAATGACTTTTGAGGATTCTTACTATAACGAAGTTGGATTACCTCTGATGCTTAGTGAACAGTAATGAGAACTAAAATATATGTGGCTTATGGAAAGCAAAGTAGATTAAATCAGTTGAAAGATTATATAGAAGTCAAAATAAATAGACTTAATTATAAAACACGAAATTTTGTGAAAGTTGCACAAAGAAAATGGAAAGGAAATACATATATGGGATTATTAACAGAAAGCGGATTAATGAAAGTTGCAGAGTTTGAAAAAGTATCGTTTGACCAGTTCATACGGGACTGGTGGAAACATATTCTTAAACATCCAGAAGAACCAATGTATGAAAAATCAATTTATGGTGATCTGAAATTACCTTATCGCAAAACAGTTGACTCCGCAGGGCATGACTTTATTAGTCCAGCAGACATTACAATTCGCCCAGGAGATGCACGAGTTATTCCTACAGGAATCAGATGTAAGATTGAAAAGGGATGGGTGTTATTAGTATTCATTCGCAGTAGTTTGGGCATCAAAGCACAGGCTAGAATTGGTAACGGTACAGGGGTAATTGACGGTGACTACTACCACGCAGACAATGAAGGACATATCTTTATCAAGGTTGAGAATCATGGCAATGAACCGCTGAAGCTCAAGAAAGGTGATGCATTTGCACAAGGAGTTTTCCTACCTTATGGTGTAGCCGATAAAGAAACTGTGACAACTAAAAGAACTGGCGGAATTGGAAGTACAGGTAAATAAATGAATTATTTAACACAAACAAAAGGACTGATCAATGCTGTGGATATGAAAGAGTATTCACAGCAGCAGTCCAATGCACAATTAAGTAAAATATTTGATGACTTATATGACGACTTAGTAAATGATATATGGGAAACTGCACAGATGAATGGTAGAACAGAAACATACCGTAAGACACAATCAATGTCTTGCGATACTGACAAGTCACTTGATTCTTGTATTGCAGTATTAGAAGACTTCATGAATAAAGGATATGTCTGTATTGTGACACGTAAATATGTTGATTGTACGAGATATTATTATAAAATCTACATCAGTTGGTCAGGGCATCCGCCTAATGTCCACGGATATGTAACAGTTGATGATAAAGATAAAGAGAAATTAGTATTCTCTTCATATTTAAAATAGGAGGATTTATATATGATTAAGATTGAACACCCAGTATTCCCAAGTCCAGAGCAAATGGATTTTGTTATAGAAGGTATGCGCAACCCAATGAACAGTTGGGATAAAAGTGATTCTGTAGGTGATTGTACGCATATAGATGAATTAACATGCAATATTTGCAGAAGTAACATGGACTACAAACCAAATTGTGTTACTAATAAATTTGCGTTAGGCGAAAACGATGAGTCTTTAATGATGCGTTTAGCAAAAGCAGGTACAGATCATAGAAAGTATCTCCGAATGATGCAGGTAGGAGTAAGAATTACAGCTCCTTTGTATTTTTACAAAGAATTAGATACGTACAAGGTGGGTACAGTATGTAATTCATGTAGTACAATGCATAAAATCCAAGCAAAAGAATTTACACTAGATGATTTCAGTTGTGAGCATCTTGTAGAAGATAATGATATACATGAAGATATCAGTGTTCCAGACGGAGAAGAATATATTTATTATGCTCCAAAAGATATATTACAGGAATGGATTATACCAAGTCTAAACAAATGCAGAAACGTGTTCCTTGACACAAAGAATAAAGTTTGGTGGTGGCAGATGATTCAGTTACTTCCATCAAGTTACAACCAGACACGTAATTATACATTTACATACGAAAATCTAATTAACATGTACTTCGCAAGAAGAAATCATAAATTAGATGAATGGAGAATCTTCTGCCAGTGGATGTTAGACAACGTGCCATATTTCGAAGAACTTGTAGAACATATTGAAGGGCAGAATAAAGTAGATTAA